CCGATCTTGAGGAACGCATCCGCCTGCTTGGCGAAGCTGAGGAAGCCGCGCTGCTGTGTGGCGATCGTCGCCTGATCGACCTTGTCCCACGCTTCGGCATAGGTCATGCCGTGATCCACCAGCTCCCTGACACGGTCTTCACGGTGCTTCTCCCAATCCTTGGTCGGGAACGGGGGAATATCCTCAGCCTTCAGCCCAGTGAAGTCGATCTGCGTTGCGGGATCGTCCGGCACAGGAGCAGCAGGCACGGCACGGCGACGACCGGGCGCAGGAGCCGGGCCAGCCTCTGCTGGCAGCGCAGCGGGGGCTTGTGCGGGTGCTGGCGCTGCTGCAGGTGTGGGGATGGCACCGGGTGCAGAAGCGTCCGCATCACGGTATGCCATCCTGCCAGCTGCGCCGAAGGTCAGCGCATTGCCGAGATCGGATGCAGCACCCAGTGCGCGCACACCAACATCTCCGAGGAACGACGGGTCGTCCGTCTCCAGATGGAACCGCTGGCGGTATTGCTCTGTCGGCGTACCCGCTGCAGTAATGCCAGTGCCGACGAGCGCGCCCAATGCACCCGCTTTGCCCGCCTGCGAATTGATCGCACGACGCGCCCAGCCTGCACCTTTGGGAGCGTTCATAGAAGGAAGGGCGCTACGAACAGCGGAAGCAGCACGCGATGGCGCAGCAGTCTCCGCAGCCGCGTTGCCGACCTGCCCCTTCCGCACGGACTTGTATTTGCTGGGATCACCCTCGACAGACTGGGTACGCGCAGTCGGCTCGCCGCCGGGCTTGTTCGCACGATTGCGAGCAGCAGCGTCCTTGATGTCCTTGTCGCGGACCTTCTCCGGCGCATCATCGATCCAGTTGCCGAGTTCGTCGACAAAGCCGCCCTCAGCGAACTGCGGAATCTCTTCCATGCCCAGCGCAGGAGCGTTCTGATCGAACGGGATCTGCTGGACGTCGGGCGATACCGGGACCGCCGTTTCTGGCACTACGAATTCATCGGCGGTCAGACCGCCCGTATCGCGACCGCCGAGCCTGTTTATGGCGCGAAACAGATACGGGTCCGCATCCAGTGGGTGCTTGCGTGAAGGCAGCCCGCCAGCCAGTTCACGGCTACGATTCTGCGCGGCCCACGCATTCTCGGCATCACCGATCGCATAGTCGTACAGCTTCTGCTTCTGGCGCTTGCTGCGGATGTCCTGCATGGTGCCCATGCCACCCGCCAAGCCCTCCATGAAGGAGCCGAATCCTGAACCGCCCATGCTCATGTCCCACCCCTTACCGCATGCCGCCACGACGGCTGCTGCTGCTGTTCTGCCGCCGGGGTATGGTACTTCTCCAGCAGCTTGTCAAAGAACTCAACACCCTTCTTCTGCACGACGTCAGCCGGGATCACGTACTCACCGACCGACAACTTGGCGTGAACCTGATCGTCGATGCCCGAGCCATCGGTCGGACCCTGATCGACCGGCCCCGGTGGAATAGCTGTCGAGCCACCATCGGCCATCATCATAGCCATACCCGCAGCGCTGCCGAGGCCGCTCATGAGTGCTGCGTTCTGCTGCTGCTGCAGATTGGCCACGCTCATCTGGTTCTGGAAACCTGAGTTCGTGATGTTGGCAGCACCTTGTGCGCCCGACTGACCAAGGCCAGCCCACGAAGTTGGATTGCCCATCGCTCCGGACGAAGCACCGAGCGTCGAGTTCGCACCGCCAACGCCCTGAGATCCAGCGGCGGCAGCCTGCCCATACGACTGCGCAACCTGCGATGGCATGCCACGCCCGATGTTGATCGCGTCCGCACGCATCGCACGCGCCTTGTCTTCGGCGATGCGGGTCGCATTGGTCTGGGCACCTGCAGAGGCAGCTGCCTGTGTGGTACGCATGCCGATGTCGAGCGCAGCGTTACGGGTCTGAGAAGGATCGATGCCGAAGCCTTCCAGCCGCTGCAGCGCGTTGCGCCGCTGCGCGTCAAATGCTCCAGCAACATCAGCTCCTGCCCGACCCCGTTCCTGCTGCATCCGCTCAGGCGTACCGTACGTCTGGAAGTCCGAGATGAGCTGATTCTCGATCGGCTGGTAGACCTGCTCGTAGCGAGCGCGGTCGGTGCGGGCATTCTGCGCCTGCTCTTCCATGATCGGAAGCTGCGTACCCAGCACGCGGTCGAGCGTCTGCTGGTTCTGTTGCGCCTGCTCTCTCGCCCATGCGAGCTGTGCAGCTGAAGCGGCTTCTGCCGCCCTCCCCTGTCGATCCATAGCCCTGACGTACGGACCCAGATCAGGCGGCGACGGAGTGGACTTCTTTCCCATGGCTCTTCCTCAACCACCGGCACTCTGCCCTGTGCATCTGCAGGAGGTGAATGCCTCCATCAGGGTGCGCGCCGGGGATGTATATCAGTTCACGAAAACCAAGCTTGAGATCCATTTTTAGTGCCCGGGTATTTCCACTGGGGACCACACCGAACACCATCGCCAAGTTGAGAGTCTCAAACGGGTATCGGAACGCCTCGTAGAGAAAGGCCCGGTCTACCCATCGCCCACCGTCGCCGGCCATGTGCATGTGACAGGAAGTGCCAGTGAAGTTGTTGTAGCCCACCACACCGACAAGCACACCATCCACTACACGCCCGAGCGATACGAAATCCCCACTCCAAGCAACTCCGACACGCTCCTTCAGGAAGTTCCACAGAACCATCCGAGGCGCGTCGGTCAGGAAACTCATATCACGGCTTCGTCTTCGTCGCCAGCTCAATGAGCGTCTTGATGTCCTCCTTCATATCTCGCCGCAGCGCATCCATACGCTCCACTGACTCCTGTCGATGCAAGTCAAGACGGTGGCCCACGTCAGCCACCATCCGCAGTACGTCGCCATTGGCGGACTGTCGCGACGCCATCTCCTGCTGAAGCAGGGCGATGTGCTGCTCGTGTTTATGGATCATGGATACCCACCTCGTCATGATCGTACCTACGCCACCCATGATCAGCAGGACAATACCCCAACCCCAGTCTGCAAGACGTTCATGCCATGGCATCAGGCTTTATCCTTAACCTTTTCGACAGTGCGATAGGCACCAAGGCCAAGCATGCCGGTGAGAAGAGTCATGAGTACGTTGGTATCGAGGATTGGGGGAGTAGGCCATCCCCACACAGTGGAAGCCCATGCCAGAAGAGGCTGCGCAAGGAATGTGTAGAACAGCCCAAGAACACAAACCCATCCAGCACCGGGACGCCATCCGCTCTTGAAGAAGTCGGGCGACTTGGCTTCTTCTGCATTGATGTTGGCCTGCGCTAGTGCAATCTGGAGATCGGACTCCAGCTGCTTGAACTCGCCGGCCTGATTCAGCTTCATCATCTCCAGCTGGGCAGCGGCTTTCGCCTGCGGATCGGGGATCACCTTGTCGATGATCTTGAGCCCAGCTTCCAACAGCGTACCAATGAGGGGCAGCATGATTGTCACTCCACCAGTTCGATGTGCGGGGCGTCGAGGAAGCGCTCGTCCGGATCGTTACCAGCAGTGCGCCAGTCTCCGTCCCAATCGCCTCCCCAACGAATCTTGATGCCCTTCTCGTCAGCGATGCGCTGGATGTAGCCAGCGAGTCGTGCGAAGGCTGCGATGTCCTTCCAGTCGATCTTCACGTCGGGGAACCACGGAGCGAGATCCACAGCAACGGAAGGAAACTTGTTGTGCTTGGAATCCGGCCACCGCTTCTTCGAAGCCCCCTTCATGAAGGCTTCGTTCTGCTCCTCCTCAGTACGGTGCCCGCAGAGAACAGTGAAGTCGACGTACTTGATAGCCTCGTTCACAAGGAGCTGAAGCCGAGGGTCGCATGTTGCCAAACGCTGTGCAGAGAGGTTGCTAAACGTGGGCATGTTTCTCCCTCCTCTGTACAGTCTGACAGTTCCCTGAACGAGTAGCAATCATGCGGTTGAATTCCGGGCGAAATCGTGCATGAAGATGTGACGGGCGTTCACGCCGTCGCCTGTAATGATCTCGGGGGGAATCTTGTAGAGGAAGGCGGCTTTCCCACTCAGCAGGTAGGTCCCTGTCGCGCAAACGAGCGTACGAGGCCCCCTAATCAGTGCAGCGTCCTGCCCAGAGAGTACATATGCCCCAGCATCACAGACGATCCGCCGCCCAATCCGCAGACCCGCAGCGACCCCAGTCTTGGCGTAGCTGCCCACTTCCGCAGCCACCATGCGAGCAATTCGAAGAGCTGCATCAACTCCAGTCAGTGAGTAGGTTCCAGTAGCCGCCTCCAATATCTTGGGGCCGCTTGCAGGCGTGTAGACCAGAGTCGCATCCTGCCCGCTCAGCAGGTACACCCCTGTCGCACAGGGGAGCTTACGAGAGTAGATAAAGCCCGCGTCCTGCCCACTGATATTGTAGGCCCCCGTGAGCGCAGCCATTGAGCGTTTCGCCAGTGCAGCAACACCCGTGACATTGTAGGCCCCGGCATCAGCAGCAACCTTGCGCCCGTACGCAAGGATCGCCACCTGCCCACTGACCACATAGGCCCCCGTGAGCGCAGCCATTGAGCGTTTCGCCAGTGCAACCTGTCCGGTAACACTGTAGGCCCCCGCAAGCGCGGCCATTGAGCGCTTCGCGCCTGCAGCGACACCCGTGACATTGTAGGTACCGACGTTGGCAGTGACCTTGCGGCCAATTTGCAGCCCCGCTGCAACTCCAGTGACCTGATACGAACCTGCGATCGCCGCCATGGTGCGCTTGGCGAGCGCAGCGACTCCTGTGAGCGCATAAGCACCCGCATCAGCAGTAAGCGTGTAGGGAGATCCCGAGCTGAGCGAGATGACGAAATTGGACCCCCCAGTGGGAGTCCGAAGTGGGATGTCGAAATCAGCCATGGATCACAACGTCCGGTTGACTGAACGTCCTGCAGTAGATCCCTGTACCACTTCAGCAAAGAGCTTCACGCCCGGCCAGAGATTGTCGAAGCTGGCCGTGCCTCCAGCAACTGTGTAGACCCGCCGCACGATCTCAACCTTGTCGGTGCGCCAGATGTTGACCTCGATACCCGAGCCATCTCCACTGTAGCCCGTCACTGCAATGGTGTCGGCGTTGTAGATCGAGTGCGTCGTGATGATCGCAGTGACGCCTTTAGTTAGTGAATTGGTCCCCAACTGCGTCAACTGGCAAGCGTACCCGGGGCCATTCGTGCTTTCAAACGGATCCCACTTACGAACAGTTGGATCGTCGTACTGATTAGCCCCATAGAAATCGTACTGATTCCACTGGTACACATCGTTAGCGGTCTGCTGGCAGATGCGCCCGGCATCCCAAATCAGATCGAGATACCCTGCCTCACCGTCCCACATGAACACTTTCAAGCCGAGCTGGAACGATCCTACGCGGTACGGCGCGTTTCCACCAGTGATCAGCTTGCTCTGCAGCACAATCGCAGCCTGCGCGTTATTAGCGCCAACTGCTGCGACCTGCCAACAACGCCCCAGAATGGCAAGTCCGGACAGGAACCAGCGAGACGGCTCCCAGAACTTGAAGCGCGATCCACGGTCATTGATCACAGCAGCGTTTGTCGGATTGGACGTATCCCAGAACATGCTGCCGCTCATACCATCGACTACACCCGTCCCCGGGCCGTTAGCGTGAATCGCGTAATGCCGCGAGGCGCTATGCGCGCCAATGCCAAGCGACGAGATGTCACTGCGGTAGTTGAGGTACAGCAGCGCTCCGTTGACCGTTCCAAGATTGTTCTGGATGTTAAGGTTGACCTCCAACAACTGCCGGCCCTTCTTCGGGACGAATGCGGCCTTGCGAGGACTGTTAGGATCGATGCGATGCGTGAAAGTGTGCTGCCCGCACTCAATGGTTCCACCTCCACAAGTGTACTGCTCCATAGTCGGAATGCCCTGCTGCCCTACCGCAACACTGACGTTCATCTGAGCATTCGAACTAGCATGAATCTGTATGCCTGACTGCACAAGTTCAAGCGTACCGGGCTCAGGAATGTGGAACTCAATGGTTCCAGCAGTACCTTTTTCCAACGCATTGCCTGTGGCCATATTCTGTGGCAGGTGCATCGGATAAACCACGCTGTTAAGGAACCGCGTGCTGCCCGCCTGCGTCCAGCGGTACGTGACATACAGCTTGAACGAGCAAGACTGGAACCGTGTAATGATGCCGGCCCATACGTTGAGCTGATGCGCAGCATTGGACGCTGGCGGAGAGGTGTTCTTCCAGACGATCCGATTCCACTGCGAAGCGTTGAGCGCCGCAGTAATAGCGGCTGTCGTAAATGCCGCAGCCGCATCGTCAACAGCAAAGTTGACCACATAGGTGGTAGTTGCTGAGCTGCCGTTGGAGCCCTCCATCACGACGAACCAGTCGTCAATGGTCACGCTCGCCATGCCGTCCAACAGCCCACCAGTTCCGGTGAGCTGCGGTATCGAAAGGCTTCCTATGCGTGATCCAGACCCCGATGCTGCTGCCAGCGTCGACGCACCAGAGAGCAGCGAGTTGATCGGAATGATTGCCGTCTGCGCTAGAGTGGCACTCGTATCGTCGTAGGTGTACGTGATGTAGAGCAGGACGCAGATGTTGGTCGTCGTCAGTGTCGTGCCAGTGCTGATGTCGTGCAGCGTGTTGACAAGAATCGAGTGCGAGGTGCCGGAGTAGAACGACTGGAACGTGGTGGTAAAATCAAAAATACCCGAGATTCCGGCAAGGTTCTCGCCTGAGTTAGCCAACGTCGCTGTGGCGTTGCGGGTCGCAATAGCCGTGGCATCGATCTGCAGCTGGGCATGCGCATTCGCCAGCGTTCCACCCGTAGCAGTGATCTGGTCCTGATAGGCGACCTCCAAGAAGACGGACTTGAACGCCTTCGAGGATTCCGGCAAAGCGACGGTGATCGTACCCTTCGATACCTGCACGTTGTCCGCGTTCGCTGTGGTGTCGCACAGGAACGAGTAGATCACCGTCTTTTCGGCAGTCGCCATCTAGGGTCTCCTCACCCGACTCAGGTGACGGTGAAGATTCCGTTGGCCGCGCTGAAGTCGACCGTGAACGTCTCGGTGTCGTTCAAGGTGACTGCGGAGCCATAGTCCCACCATGCAATGAGCGGGTCTACTGGACTCGTTGGCGTGTCGTTGTACAGCACCGCATAACGGAACGGGCCGATGGTGCCGCCCGACGCAGTGAACACGACATCCGTACCAGTAGCCTTCGAAGTGCCGGTGGTGACGCCTGTCGTCATTGTGGTCGCCGTGCCACCAGAGGTGTAGCCATTGCCGGCACCAAGCTCAGTCAGGTCGCCCCTGATCGAGTTGGTGGCCACAGGCGCGACGTTGGTCAGCATCACCTTGAAGGTGTGGGCATCGAGGTCATGAACCCCGTCAATCAGATCCTTCACGAACTGATTGAATTTGTTGTACGAGGCCATTAGTTTGACTCCTCAAGTCCATTGACATGAAACGCGACGTTGCCGGTATCCGAGTAGACCCGAATCACATCTCCTGCAGCTGTGATAAACGGATCAGTCACCTTGGTTTCGCCGACATCGACAGGAAAATCGTAGAGCAGGTACTGCTTGCTGGCGTCGGCAATGCCTCCGACAGCATGCGCCAACCTGACCACCGCCGCTGCTCCACGGTTGCAGATGATCACCTTGATCGTCGCATGCTTGCCGCTGGGCACGGTATAGGCGTCCGTCAGCGTTGTTGCTGCCGGAAGCTGCTGACCCAGTGGACCCCAGAGATCGCTCATGTGAGGAACATTACGAGCGAACGCTTCATGAAATTAGCGTTCACATTCGCCTCCGACACTGCATCTCCAAGACTGATCGTGACACCGTTCATCGTGATCAGGCCGACATCGATCAGCTCCTCCACCCGCACGAAGCTGGCGTCTATGTCCTTTGTCCGCCGTTCGTGGATGGTCAGCGACTCCAGCACCGCCTGCAGGGCAAGCGTATGCGAGCGCGGATCATCGTTGACCGTCGGCGCTGTCGGGTACCTGCGGTTACTCGTGAGCTTCGTCATGCAGCAGCCAGCTCTTTGCCAGTCTCAGCGATGACGACAGAGTAGACGTGGGCATTGGATACCAGCTCGAACTGCCACACATCACGCTTGAAGCCAGCGGGGAGGCGAATGATTGCCTCGCTACTGACGACCTTGTCGAATACCTTCACCATCCCGACAGGCCCATTGGTGTAGACGATGAAGCGAACCGCAGCATCCTGCAGCGCCAGATCGTTGAGCGGGAACAGGGCACTTCCACCGATGGGCGTGCGCAACTGCGGCTCGGAGTAGACGACCAGATCACCGTACATGTCGTAGTCGTACTGCACCGTGTCGACCGGATGCCCGTTGATCGTGTTGAGCGGGCCTGCGGCAAACCGCTGATCGTTGATCGGGCCGTAGTACGAAAACACGTCCTGAGTGACATCGATGTCAGCGGTGGCAAACTTGATCTTCACCGCACCGAAGTTGATCGGCTTGGGCAGGTGGAATTCCTTGGACTTCCAGCGCCAGAACAGCCGCTCTGTATCCTCCGGGTCCCAATCCATGGCGCGATCTTGGCGAATCAAGTAGACGTTGCCCGTATACCGATCAGTCTCGATGCCATTGACGCCATCAAAGCGATCGAGTTCAACCAGCTTGGTCTTCGGCTCCGTCGGGTTGAAAATGAACCCGAAGCTGGAAGTGACGAACGCAATGTATTGCAGCCCCAGCTGGGCCGCATAGATGGTCCCGGGGTTGTAGAACGCCCACTCTTCCTTCGTCAGAATATCCTGCGTGATCACGCTGACGCCGCTGGAGTTCACCAGCACGAGCCCGTTGATCGACGGGTAGTAGGCACCGACAACTGTCGCCACCATGCCGCGCCGCGACAGGCAAGGCTCGACCGCATCGAGCTTCTGCAACGTGAGCGACTGCGGTGTAGCGCCCTGACCAAGATATGGCTGTGATCTGGTGCCAATGATCAGCGTCGAACCCCACACCGCCATGCCAACGATCTCGTACTCCGTCGACAGCTCGTATTCCGCCGGCCATGCGTGTGGACGATACGGCTCCGAGAACAGGACACGACGCCCGGCCCAGCCGACGAGATAGCCGTTGGGCATCACCACGAACCCTTCCATGTCCGCAGGAGGCCCCGCCCACGAAGTCGACTCCAGTATGTTGTTCAGCGCAACGACATCATCAGCGATCGAATCGTTGTAGCTGGCCGTCGCCAAGCTGACTTCGGCCACAAAGAAATAGAGGTTTGTCGTGTTGCCCGCGATGGTGCGGTAGATGCGCTTCGCAGTGATGTTCCGCTCCACGGCATCAGGCACTGACGTGTCCATACCGCTGACAACCCACGTTCCTGCACCTCCGGTCTCGACTGTCGGATTCGAAGGCTGACCTTCTTCTCCGTAAGCGGACACAAAGGTGTAGACGTAGGCGCGGGTGAGATCCGACGCCGAGGTGTCACCAGCAACGGTAGGAGCCGCAACAGGCCGTGGAATGCCAAGCCAGTAGGGGTCGAGCCCCTGAATGATACGCGAGCGCGTGTTGTACTTCGGAACCCCATCACCTGCCCAGTAGTAGCGGTCGAACTGGTCATTGATGATCGGCGAGCGGACGATGTCCACGTCGCGGGTATCGAAGGTCATCCAGTGTTCAGCAGGATCGCCGTAGGCGTCCGTGTAGGCAATGCGGTAGGCCCGTTTGACCGTAAAAGTCGCAGCAGTGAGGTCCGCCAATTGGCGGGGCGAACGAAAGCCGCGAGCCTCCCCATTGAGAAGCTTCGTGTTGCGCGCCGTGCGCGCCATGTTGACGGGAAGAAGTCGCGGCGACATCCGTGGGATCAGCCCGCCGAAGTCCTCCAGTTTGATTGCTACCATTTCAGGTCGCCGTGATATTCATAGTGATCGTGGCAGAGTCCAGCACTACAAAGGATATTGCGTCCCGAATCTCAATAAGCAGCACTGTCTGATACGTCCCCACTCCCGGCGCTGCAGATAGCCAGCCCAACCCTGAAAAACTACCCCATGTTCCCCATGTGTTTAGCGGAGATCCAGAAGAAGGGGCCAGCCCAGACAGCAATGTTGCCCTGCCTTCATAATCCGTCTGTACTCCTGACAAAAGCCACGGCCCAGAGTACGTATATCCGTTATTCTCGATGAACACCACGTCGTAACTGAAGTCTGATGGCTCAAGTCCATACGAGCAGAATGGACCGTTGACAAACGTATCAGACGAATTCAGGACAGCATCATCAATCGAGACCCGTCCACTAACCCCAATCGTCGCAGGAGGCACGAACATGGTTGGGAACACGGCTCACGCTCAACTAAAGTTTGTGGACATGACACACATCCACACCCGGTCTTCCGAGTCATACTGACACGTCAGCATGTCCCGCGAACCCGGGGCTGTACTGAGCGTCGGCGGAGTTCCACCGGGGAACTTGAATACCGAAGCCCATGTAACAGTGAAGCTACCTGCACCGCCCTGCTTGAGGATGATGTTGATCGTCTGGCCGCTCATCGCGTTGTTCGGGGGCAGCACTTCGACGTTTTCCGTCAGCGTGTGCTTGTAGACGTTGGAAGCAGTGCAGTGGATCTGCAGCTTCTGCGGCGTGCCCGCCTGCCGATCCAGCATCTGCATCTGCGTCGAGCGTCCGCCGATGTAAGTCGTGCTGCCGCTGCTGTCGTACATGTCGTACTGGTCGCCCAGCGGGTAGTCCGGATTGCCCGCACCACCATAGGCACCCAGCGGGTCGACCTTGATGATGTAGTACATCGCCATGTACGGCGGACGATTGTCGATCGCAGCAACCGTGTGCGTGTGCGTGCCATCGGATGCAACCGTGTGCGTGTGGCCGGTGCCGGAGCCTATGGAGGCAAGCGAGAACGAAGCCGAAGTAGCCGAATACTGCTCCGAGCTGGCGGTAACGATGAAATTGCCAGTGCCACCGTTGTCGGCTCGCGAACCTGTGAACGATGCAGTTCCGGAGTGGTTGTGCGCCGGCAGGTTAGCCTCGGTCAGCACGGTGCTTCCGGTAACACCGCCGTGAGTGTGACTCCCCCCACTGGCTACGACAGGCGTGGCGTCATCGCTACCACCACGATCGCCAAGAACGTAGCTGCTACCGACTCCGACGACGAAGCGGTCCTTCAGATCCGGACGTCCATCCAATCCATCGCACAACGCCCAGCCGTTGGGGATGCTCAACACTGAACCCCACCACAGGGCAATGAAGCCAGCGGGGAACACGGAGTTGGGATTGAAGTTCGCTTCAGTGAGGATAACCGAACCGCCAATGGTCGGGTGGCCACCAGCAGAGGGCACGACGAGTTCGTTGCTTGTCCCGCCATCCGCACCGCGAATAGAAGTGCCTTTGGTCTGACCACCTTCGATGACCGGCGCACCAGTGAGGACGGCATCGACGATGTCATTGCCGTCCATGTCGATGTCGCCAGACATCGCTCCGCCAGACCTCTGCAGGAAATTCTCGTAGGTGCCCTTGGTATCGCGGCACTCAACCCGCGTCACGCCATTGGTCCACGCCTGTGCGGACGTGCCTTCCTGCCCACGAACTACCGTCAGCAGATCAGTAGCTCTGGCGGTGCATTTGCAGATTTCGATGTCGCCGAGAGCGTTCTCCAGCGTGATGATGAAGTACTCGGTGGCCCCCGGATTCGGGTACAGCGCACCCTCACCACCAGCAACCTGAATCTGCAGGTCGGTGTTCGTTATGCTGGCAGCGAGCAGCGAACTGGCGTTGTTGGCGAAAATCTGCGTAGCCACGATTGCTCCTTACTTCCCGTACCGGGGGTAAGTCCAGTTCTGACCGACGAACGACCCCTGCTTGGCTTCAGCAGCAGCCACACTGATCTGCGAATTGAACCGCTTCAGGTGGTACTCAGCGAGGGTGGGATTGCTGTATGCCTTCGCAGGGTGCGCGTAGATGCGACCAAGCGCGCCATCCAGCAGCGCATCGTAGTGTCGCGCCTGCGCCATGTGGGGCAGGCTTGTAGAGCCTACGAGGGGGATCATTGCCACCCGCACGACAACAGTGTCATCGTACTGATCTGGCGTCGGCCAGATCTCGATGTCATGCGGATCGTGTGGGCTGGGAATCCAGATTGTCGGTGTGCCAGTGGGGCGAAGTGACTGTGGCCGCTCGACCATGGGGTCCAACGGCAGGCCGTTGACTTCGACCGACAGGATCTGCGAAATCTCGGCAGCAGAGTCGGGCGACTCAACCGAGTACGAAAATGTACCGGGAACCCAGTACACGCTTTCGGTGAGCCCACGCCACACCGCGCTGCGCCGATAGAATTCACGGCAGGCGAGAATGAACTCCCGCTTCGCCACCGCCCGAACGATTCCGGGTGTGCGTGGCAGGATGTCTTTCAACCAGACGGACTGAGTAATGTGGCTCATAGCCCAAGTACCTGCTGCTTGAACTGCGCCAGCAGCATGGCTGCACGACCATCCGTGGTGAATTCGTCATCGAGAACTTCAGCCCACGCGACGATGAAAGACACGATCGGCGCGTAGAACTGCATGGGAATCGGGAACGTCGTACCGAGCGTGCCCGTCTCAACCTCCGGGATGACGATGTCATCCGTCACGAAGGTGTCCCAGAAAGCATCAGGGCGGATACGCCCCAGCTCCTGCAACGCACGGTTCAGGATATTGAGAAGCGTGGCGGTCGTATAGCGATAGGTGTCGGCGTCGGTGTCCTGCAGGATCTCCCGCGCTTCATCAATCGCCGTCTGGTAGGTCTTCGCCATGGTCGCCCCCGAGGAAAGCCCCCCGACGCCGTAGTAGCGTCGGGGGGCCTTATGCCGCTAGGGATCAGCCCTTGGCGACGACTGCACGCCCGATGGCAGCAGTATTCACGACCTTGCGACCGTAAATCTGCAGACCGCGCACCAGCGTCGAGAAGCTCGACTCCGACCGCATGGTCTCCATCTTCGTGAACTGGGCCGCGAACGTGAGGGCCGCGTTCGTGCCGAAGTACACGTACGTCTGCGTGGTGTACAGGTCCGCCGTCGGCAGCAGGTTCGACAGATAGATCGTGAACCGATCGATCATGCCGAGCCGGCCATTGCGCAGGATGGAGGTACCATCACCCGCGATCGAAGCGTCCTTCAGGTCGGACTTCTTGATCATCGCGGCCATCCACGCCGGAATGACGAGCCAGCGTCCCGTCTCGGGGATGTTGTTCTCGTCGAGGACCTGCCCGAAGTTGACGATCGCGTCGGTGATCAGCATGTCCGTGCTATTCGACACGCCGGTACCGACACCTTCCGCCACCTTGTTGATGAACAGCGGCGAACCCGGAGTACCCAGCCGGATGTCACCGGAGATCACGCCCGCCGTGTTGCCGAACATGCCGGCGGCGAAGGTCTCGTCCCGCATGTAGCGCAGCACTTCGGTGTCGATCGTGATCTTCATCTGCTCGGCAGCGTCCTCCGCCCAGATGCTGAGCATGTCGAGGTCCGACTGCACTTCCATCACGTCGTCGAGCGCGAGGTTGAAGTACTTGCCCTTGTCGATGTTCAGCTCGACGAGGTTGCTCGACGGACGCTGAATGGTCAGCGCCTGATCAGCCGTGTAGTCGGAGATCGAGATCGTCGGACGGGTGCGGATCTTGACCACGTCACCCTGATTGCGGATCTCGCCTTCGTAGTCCGTATTCGCGATCGCACCGAGGACGGTGGCCGCGTAGAACTTCTCGACGAGCTTGCCCGACCACAGCGTCGGGATGAAAATGCCGGCGTATGCCGGGCTAGGGGTGCTGCCCGAGTAGGGTGAGCCCAATGGATAAGCCATGACTGATGCTCCTTCGAATCGTTACAGGTTAGCGAATGCGGCCTTCCAGCTGCGCTGCGAAGATGTCCTTCTCGATGGCATTCCGCTTTTCAACATCGCGGCGGAACTTGCCAGCGGCGGCATCGTCGTAGAACTGCTTGATCTCGGCCTGAGTCCAAATCCGCTTGCCAGCTACGTTAGGAGCGCCAGTCGCTCCGGACTTTGATGTGCCCGGTGCCACGAACTCCTCCAGCGACCTCTGTGATCCAGCCGCAGGGGCGGGAGCAGGGGTGGGAGGCGGTGTAACGACTGCGTGTTCTGTCCGATAGCCCTTGAAGAATGCCACGACTCGCGGTGCGTCGTGACGTTCGTACGCCTGCTTGAGCAGCTCTCCACGTACCACGCCCGTGTAAGCATCCTGCTGACTGAGCCAGTCAAGGAATCCACCGTCCTTGTTCTGGTCCTGCCAATCAGGCACCTCGCGATCGAGGGTCGTGAAGACACGCTCCTGCTCTGTCATGGAAGCGGCGGCGGCAGCCTGCGTTGCTGCACTGCGAACCTGCTCCACCTGCTGCTGCACTGGCTTGAGCCTCGACTCCACTGCCGGGCCGACCTCTTCACGAGCGACCCGACGCATGACGTCGATCAAGTCAGGACCGAAATCACGGACTTCCTCGTCCTTGACCAGCTTGGCCGGGGCCGCAGGCGCGGAACCCTGACTCCCGGGCGCAGCCCCCCGGTTCTGGGCAAACGATGCGAGCATGCTCTGTGTCGCAACCAACTGCGACGAGAGCTGCTCCAGCCGTGACGTCATATCACCAACGGTGCGTTGCAGACGCGGAACCTCCGCGTTGTACTTGCCCTGCAGCACTTTGTACTTCTGCTCCCAGCCTTCGGGAGCAGGCGCTGGAGGCGGAGGCGCACTTCCAGCGGCGGCGGCGGCAGCGGCGGCAGCGGCTGCATCGGGCGAGGAACCCTGATCGGGAGGAGGCGGAACCTCCTTCGGCGGTGCCTGCGCATTGAGTCGATCCTGAGTGATCTGCTCAGCGAGACGATTCGCCTCCGCGATCTGCTTCTGCACTGCCTTGGGGAGCGCACTCATGCGTCTTCTCCTATTTGCCAGCCATCTTACGAATCAGTTCGGGAGCGAGATCCACACTCTCCAAGAGCCCGCGAAAGGCAGCGATGCCACCTTGTGCGCGGTAGATCAGTGGGGTATCTATCGCACCCACTGCCCGCTCGACGAGATTGCGCTCGTAATCCCGAACGACCTCCATGAACACCACGAAGTCAGGCTGACCACGCAGCCTGACCATGGCCTCCAACTGTGTGCGACTGGGGTTCAGAGGCCCCACCGCTTGTTGCGATTGCGCACGTCATCGAAGGTCGAGTCTTCCTCGTGCTTCCGAGCGTAGTTGCTCTTCGCGTAGTTGCGCTGTGGCCGATCTGCCGTCGCATGGTGTCCGAGCGCCACATCACGGACACCGTCGAGAGACGACAGCCTGACCGCCTTCAGCTGCTTCGAACCCTTGGACTGCTTCACTTGCCACCAGCCTTCGTGCTGCGACTGCCAGACACGCCAGCGGTGCGATTCGGCGGCAGGTTTGTGTTGCCCTTCGTGGAGCCAAGGAACTTGCTGCCACTGCCAGCGCCACCGGCATGCGACTCGCCGGCACCGCCCTGACCGCCATCGGTCAGATTGTGGTTCTGGACACGATTGCCCTTCGTGTCGCCGAGAAACTTACCCTGAATTCCCATTGAGGTCTCCTCACACGTTGAGGGAAGTCTACGCGCTCCCCACAGAGTTTAGCAAATCGATCTCAGCCGGCTTCCCGAACCTTCTTGTTGTACTCCGAGACTGCGTCGAGTGCTTCCTTCGTCTTGGGAGCTTTCTTTACGCCTTCAACTGCCGCGCCTACGATGGCCCGGCCTACCGCACTCGCACCGCGTGCGACACGATCCTTCACCGCCCGAGGGTAGGTATTCCAGTTGGGGTCGAACTCGAACGACTTCACCGAGCCGCCATCGGCGTAGCCTTTGCAGCCGGGCGACATTTTGCGCCCGTGCTTGCCGGCCATCCCGCCATCGGCGAACATCTGCCGCCCCTGCATACCAGCACCACCCGGCTGCCCTGCCCCTGCCGCAATCGGCGCACCGGCAGCGCGTGCCCTGACCACGTTCGCCACGTTGCCTGCAAACCGCGACGGGCCAGCGGGGGCAACAGGAGGACGCTGTGCGCGAATCTGATTCGCGAACCCCGCCAGTCCGCCATTAGCGCAACCCTTTTCCTTCTTCACTTCTTCATCCTCCGGCCTTTGTCGGCCTGATTGAATTCCTTCGCGACAGCGACCGGCACGGGCGGCTTCTTGGCCCCGGGCGGCTTCCATCCATGAGCAACCGCAGCCATTAGCCGCGCCTGCTTCTTGGTCTTGCTTGGCATCTCAGCCTCCTGACGGCGTGCCGCCGCCCGCCTGTCCGTTACCTGCAAAGCGCGCCTCGACTCCAGTCGACTGCCGTGCAGCTTCAGGGCCTGCACGCTGCTCCTTGGGCGCGGGAGTCTGCCCCTGTTGCGCACCGGGAGCTGCGCCGGGCGGCGCACCCGGTACCGCGCCGGGCGGCGGCGCAAGCAGCGCCTGAATTTCAGCGTCCGTCGGCACCACGCGCTCGTGTTCGAGCCCGAGGTTGCCGGCGAGTGAGCGCAGCACATTGGCACGACCGAGCGGGCCGATGATCTGCATGTCGATGGGGTTAGCGCCCGTGACCTGCAGGAATTCCAGCTGCCGCATCCGATCCTGCTCGCGCTTGACCGCTGAGTTCACGCCCTTCACGACGATGCACTCGTCCCCACGGAACATGGTGGGGTTGGTGAGCATAATCATGTCGTAGAGGTCGGTGAGCAGCGGCTCCATGACTTCACGATCAATGGTGGCGGCGACATTCTGCAGCGACTTGGCTGCATTGCCCATCAGCATGGCGAGGCCGGAAGCAGTCCGACCCGCGCCGCCCACCTTCTCGTTGCCAGTCATGTAACGAGGAATCGAACTGACATCGTCCGCCATGACGTTGAACTTCTCGTACACCCCAAGCAGCACGTCGGCGTTCGAATTCGGCTGGAAGAAGTCGATAGGTTTCGTCGTGCCCGCGAGCATCGGATCGAACCTGACGTGCCAGCGCTTCCACGGGTAGATGTCATCCGTCTCGCCCGGAGGAATCACTTCGTCATTGATCACGACCTGTGGGCCAGAAGAGATCGACAGGTTGTTGACGAGGGCGCGCAGTGTTGCACTGGCGACCTGCTGCACATCGTCGAGGATGTCCGGCAGGCCGTAGCCGATCATGGCACCGGGGATCTTCTCATACGACGTCATGTAGTATGGATGCCGCTGCCGGGGCGACGGATTGATCTGGGCTTTGATGACGTGCCGGTCGATCATCCATGCGGAAACCCGATACTCCTGCTGCGGATCGTTGATGATCGACGCATCCATGCCCCAGTCGAGTAGCGTCTTGCCGCTGACCGAGCCGTTGTACTCGGCGGTATCGATGAGTCCGTTCTGCGTGCGGGGCCAGCGCTCGCGATCTTCCATCCGCGCACGCTCAGCATCCGTGACATCCCACCACTCGCGGAAGCCAGTCTCGGAGAACCGTTCCAGCACCTGCTCGATCTCGGAGTCGTTGTAGCCCGGAAGTCCCTTGACCGCCAGAAGGTCAGCACGGGTCAGGCGAATGCGCTCGACGAACTCCGCCTCGTGCGGGCCGCTGGCACCGGGGCTGAAGTACAGGTCGAAGGGGGACACCCGATTCCAGAACATGCGCGGCACAGACTGCATCTGCGGCGTTCCGTTCACCCACTTGAGCGTCTGCACGCGGCGGACGACAGGTCCTTTGATGCAGGCGAAGGGGAAGATCGGCAGGTCAATGAGAAATTCAGCGAGAGCGTCGTAGAACTGCCCTTCATACAAGACGTCATCGAGCTTGTCGGTCGAGCGATCGGCGTCTTCCTTGGCCTGCTTCTTCGCCGCTTTCTCAGCTGCCGACTGCAGCCCTGCCTTGCGGTCCGCAATCATCTGCGGATCGATCTGCTGCCCTGTGGACTGCATCGTCTGCACTTCGACCGCTATGAGCTGGTCGATGCTTGCATTGATGTCGTCGGGAAGCGTCGGAACTGGCGTAGGCTCTACGTCCCACGGGCGATCCGCACCGAGAAACACGTCACGGAGCAGAGCAGTCGCGCCACGGCACTTGGTGGCCGTCACACGCGCATAGACTTCACTGCCACCGAACTTGCGGATCTCGGAGATCTTCTGCTGATTGTAGGTGCCCTTGTAGGTCCGTAGTGCTTCGATGAGGCGCTCCGCAATCCCCTCGGTGTTGCGGAAGTTGCGCATCTCGGTCATGCGACTGCGGATGTGGCCAGCGAGCTGCGACATCGGCACTTCGTTGGCCGGGTCGGGCTGAGCAGCGGCGGCGTCTTGCTGATCGAGTTGAGCGCCGGAAACGACGCGAAGGAGTCCGCGACTTGGCGCGGCTGTACTCACACCAGTGGGTCCGTTGGCCCCCCCGAATGGGATTGCAGGCACTGCACGCTCCTCAGTTGCGTGGGGAATAGTCTCATGGTATGGGGAACGTGTGTCAAGAAGCTCGTGAAGCGTGTGCCAGAATCCTGTAGTATCGTCCCCCTGATTGGAGGCTCCTATGGCTCGCCCCTCGGCGAATACCGAAATAACTTTCCCCGGCTCGGAGGTCTCCCTCCCGCTGGAATGCCTCAACGCCAACATCGTTGCGGAACTCGCTGCCGGCCTCACTGACGCTGCAGGCGTTCGTGCGCGCTACGGCATCTCTGTAGCGCAATGGGGGATCCTTAAGAACTCCCCATTGTTCAGGGAAATGCTCAAGGAAGCCATCGAGCGGCTGGCTGGCGACATGAATGCCAAAGCCCGCATTACGATGAAGTCCGAAGTGGCGCTGGAAGACGCCATCCCCGTCCTCGACAGCATCGCTCACGACGAACGTGCGCAGTCTCAGGCGCGCATCGATGCCGTCAAGACCCTCGCCGCGCTGTCGGGGCGCAACACGAAAGAGGGTACCGGCGGTGGAGCCACTGCGGGCTTCTCGCTGAACATCGTGATCGGGGACAGCAAACAGGGTGTAACGATCGAAGGTCGTCCCACCGCGCCAGCCTTGGAGCAGACGGGTGAGTAACGCCGTCACCTATACGGCTCCCCCCACAGTCAGCAGGTTCATGCTCGACAACCATGAGGTGCGGCTCATCCTTGGGCCGTACGGCTCTGGCAAGACGACGGGCATGATCATGGAGTTTGCCAAGCGAATGCTGGAGGAGTACCCCGACGCCAAGGGAGTGCGCCACACCCGCTTCGTCATCGTGCGCAACACCGCGCAGCAGCTTCGGCAGACGATTCTGGAAGACATCCGCAAGTGGCTCTCCCCCGTCATGCAGTACAAAGTGACGGACTCGACGATCCTGTTCGAGTTCACCCACCCCACTGCAGGCAAGATCAAATCTGAGTGGATGATGATTCCGCTCGACAAGCCTGAAGACCAGCAGCGCCTGCTGTCGCTGAACATCACGGGTGGCTGGGTGTCAGAGTTCCGCGAGATTCCCATCTCGATTGTCGAAGCACTGCTGGGCCGTGTTGGCCGCTTCCGGCCACTGGGCGTCAACAAGAACGCTTGGTACGGCATCATCGGCGAGTCCAACCCGCCGGACGAAGACAGCGAGTGGTATATCAAGATGGAGATCGACTGCCCGGCCAGCTGGGCAGTATTCAAGCAGCCCGGGGGTATGGACGCGCTCGCGGAAAACCGCGAGAACCTCCGTGACAACTACTACGAATCGCTGATCGAGTCGAACACCGAAGACTGGGTCGACGTTCACGTCCACGCGCACTACGGCAAGAGCCTCTCAGGGCAGGCGGTGTTCCGCACCTCGTTCCAGCCCGATCGGCATGTCACCTACCAGCCCGTGTTCCCGAACACCCTCACCCCGCTGATGCTCGCGCAGGACTTCGGGCGTACGCCCGCCTGCCTGATCACACAAGTCGACCCTATGGGACGGCTGCTGATCCTTCGCGAACTGATCTCGGATGGCATGGGGATCGAGCAGTTTATCAACACGAAGCTCAAGCCGACAATGTACGCCCACTACGCAGGCTCTCGCGCCTTCGTCATCGGAGATCCTGCTGGGAAGCAGAAGTCGCAGGTTAACGAGGAATCCCCGTTCGACGTCCTGAAGCGGCTTGGGTTCAAGGCGTATGGTGCCCCTACGAACGATCTGGAGCCCCGCCTGCGGGCTGCCGAGCAGATCATGCTCCGCCACAACGGGATGCTGATCGACGGCGCTAATTGCCCCCTGCTCGTGCAGGCGATGAAATCCTACTACCGCTACAAGCGGGCCAAGACAGGCGCGCTGGACGAGAAGCCGGACAAGAACCACCCGTGGTCGGATCTGGGCGACTGTGTGCAGTACGCTGCGCTAGGAGCCCGTGGGAATTACGCAGACGCCCTCATCCGTGACACCACCCCGCGTGTGCGCGGGCCGCGCACCTCGGTGGCTGGCTGGACCTAGACCCAGTGGTCCTCGATCCACGGACTTACATGCTTGGCGATTCCTGACCACGGATCGACCTGCCCTTCGAAGAACACGATCCGCGCTCCCTTGGGGAGCTTGCCTTCGTTGGTCTTGACGTGCAGCCGGAACGAAAACACCCCATCCTTCATGCTCCAGCGCTTCTCGTGCGGCCCCAGCACGTAGCTGATCCACGCCTGATCTGACCCGTCGAAGCCAGCCCTGCGTGCCTCCAGAGGCGACGTGTCAGGATTGAAGCGGTCCCACACCTGCTTGCGAGCGCCAGCCGTCATGAGCTGCATGGAGCCGTTGTAGGGGGTCCTGCGCAGGGTCTCCCCCCAGATCATGAAGTCGACCTCGGGGCGATCCCAGACCGGGGTGACGTCGTCGACAAGGACCACGTCAAGGTCGACCGTGATGAACCGTTCCCCAATCAACTCCCGAGCTTCCTCGGAGTAGTGCTTGAGCCGGCGATAGCAGGCAGGATTCAGCCCGCCATGGGGACTCCCCAAATGGCCGTGATCATCCCACAGGGGGATTACCCGGATCGCCGAGTCGAGCTTCTTGGGGTTGTCCGTGATGCAGACCATCTCGAACGGCTTGTGGTAATGCCGCGAGACCATGTTGAAGAGGGTGTTTACCTGCACATGGGTGAAAGCACTCCGGTAGCCCAGCGGAGCTTCCCACTTGTAGCAGACAACTTTCAGGTCACTCATCGAACTTCACCTCTTCCCACTCGAAGCGGATCGGGTTCCGCGCACGCTCGTCACCCGTGCGGCGCTTCTCGTCGAACTTTTTGCGATAGGCATCGCCAAACTTTCCTTCCTTGCGTGGCAGATCGGTGTTGGCATCCGAAATCACATCGCGCTCGACTCCGAAGAGCAGCACGTCGTAGAGATGCTCCTCCGGTGCCAACACGTTCAGCTGGCGCAGGAACGGACCATCGCCGCCGTAGGTGCCGCAGTAGTCCTCGTCGTAGCCCCCCGTCGCCCAGAACACGTTGTGCTTCACGAGGAACGTGTTGCAGTGGGTCTTGCGCACCGTGCAGTCGGGCAGGTAGGTGCGCTCGAAGGTGTAGTAGTGCCTCGGGTCCAGCTCGCGGCTGAACAGGTCGAAGGCGGCCTCCGGCGTCAGAATGACATCCATGTCCGACATGTATAGCCAGTAGTTCTCGGGAACGGTGCAGGCCCGCTGCGCGCCGAGGTTGCGCGCACCGTGCTGATTCCACGGAATGTCCTCCTTCACACGGTAGAGCTTCTTCGGAATCTTGCAGTGCCTGAAGATCGGCTCCGCCGGATGCTTCTGGCTGCCGTCATCGATCAGCAGCACGCGCACGTTGTCACGCAGCTCGCCAGCATAGCGGTTCCAGTTCTCCACCTGCCGCTGCAGCATCTGCGGATTCTCGTAGTACGGGTAGATCATCCTGACTTTATTCACCAGCAAGCTTCCATATCATGTCGTTGAAGGTCAATTTGGGGAACGCCTCGATCGCACTGCGATGCGTGACGTTGAAGATGTTCTTCTGCTCGGCGCGAAACTGCCGGTAGATGGCGTCGAACTCCGCTGCCCACGACTTGAAGTGGCCGTCCTTGGTCGCGCCTGCAGGCGAAGCCCACGGATAGGGCGGATACCAGTAGGGCTCACCGTTAGGTCCCTTGCACATATCGAAGCCCAGCAGGTACAGGTTGTCGTTGGGACGCATGCGCTGGAAAGCAAGGTTGATCGCGCAGGTTCCGCTGTTCGAGCCGTTCAGCGCGCCCGGGTTCGGGGCCATGAGGGTCGAGTTGAGATGGACGAACGTCTTCCAGTCGTCACGCTTATCGACACGCGGCACGTTGCAATCGCATTTCTGGCGAACCCACGTCGCGATCCGCTTCATTCTCAGGTACGCCCAGCGATTCTCGAACCACAGACGGTCCATCGTGACGCACTCCGACGTGCCGTCGACCCACAACGCGGCGTCGTTCACGCCGATGACATAGGCGTGCTGATGCAGCTCGCTGACGTCGTAATCACGGATCGTCGACCCGCCACCCACCACAATGAAGTCAATCCCCGTCACGTTCCCACTCCCTGTGTCCAGACACCACCAGCTGGTTCTTCCCTGTCGGATGATCCTTCCAGACCATACCGGGGAAATTCTCCCGCAGCTGGTGCATCCACCACTTGGCAGGCTTCACCGTGATGTGGGTGTTCGTGCCGTCAGGGAGCAAGCTTCTGGACAGGGCAGTGTCAATGTTGAAGAAGACACCTTCAATCGCAAGAAAGTTTAGCGTCCTGAGCGTGTACTCGACGCGGTCCTCTTCGACGTGTTCCATCACGTCTGTGCAGACCACGTAGTCGCACGGAACCATCGAGAGGACGTCCTTACCTGCCACGCCGGGATCGTACTCGTAGATCGTCGCATCCGGCAGCAGAATCTGCATCTCGCGCTTGAACGTGCCACGCCCGCAACCGAAGTCGAGGATCGTCAACTGCGCCGGCAGGCGGTTCAACAGCGGCGCGATCAGGAAGCACCACGTATGCCCCTTGCCGCCCCACGGCTTGGCGTCGTGCTTCTGACGCAGCAGCGCCTTGTACTCGTCCGAGATCAGCTCATTCATGCAGCAGCCAGCAGACGAAGTCTTTCTTGTTCTCGCCCTCGAACACGTAACGCCAGCGCGGCAGCATCTGGGCAAACCACGCTTCCCACGCCTGCCGTGACTGCACGATCAGGTGGTGGTCGTATCCGTTCGACAGCTTCTTGCCGGTCTCGACGGTACCGATGACGAAGAACATCGCCCGCGTGCAGCGCTGGTCGAACAGCTTCAGCGTGTCGGCGATGTACTCCGGCTCGATATGTTCCAGCACGTCGGTGGCGACGATGATGTCAAACTTCCCGTCGGGGAATTCCGACAGCGAAGGAATGGCCGGGTCATAGCCGACAACGCGAACACTCGGCTGCAGGAATTCGAGCTGGGTCTTGAGCGCCTGATGCGCACAGCCGAAGTCGAGAACCCGATCGCCTTTCAACACGCGCTGAACGACCGCTCCCGCATATCGTCCCTGCGTACCAGTGAAGGGTTTGCGTGCGTTTTTCTCACGCAGCGCTTCGAGATATCCATCGGAAAGCAATTTCATAGTGGGCAGAGAATGTAGTCGGAATGGATGTGAGTGACGATCTCGTAGCGATTCTCGATGACCCACTGGGCGATGTCATCGAACTGCGGCGGGTGAATCTCCAGCATGATCACAGGACGCCACTTGTCGATGGTGTTCTTGCCGCCACGCAACGCTCTCAGTTCGCCACCCTCGATGTCGAGCATCAGGAAGTCGAGCCGCAGGAGCTTCAGCGAGTCGATGGTGACTGATGGTCGCCACCAGTGCATGTCGTCCACATCTGCCTTGCTGCGCCCGCCCGGGGCATACTTGATGTACGCGCCCTCCATGTTGTCGCTAAGCGCCCCCAAATGCGGAATCACACCGGGGAGATGCTCGACGTTTTTCGCCAGACAGGCAGCAAGCGGTGGAATCGCCTCGAAGGTGTAGACCCGCTCGAACGTCTTCGCCAGCCGGATGGGCCAGAAGCCCACGTACCCGCCGGCCTGCAGCGCCATGCACTTGGTAGTCACATGCTTGACGGCGAGATCGAGATCAGTCACGCGCTTCAGCAGGTAGTCACGGATCCACCACGGCTTGCCTTCCGAACGCGGGTAATACAGCCCGTCGTAGTACATTGCATCCTTGGGGACCGGAACTTCCGGCTTGCAGTCAGGAAGCAACGCAGGGTCGTTACCTACGAGGTCAATTTCCATGCGAGCCTCATGAGCTTATTGGTGGTGCAGAGAACCGTGTAGTCGCCGAAAGCCTTGCGCAACGTGTCGTGCCACGGGACTGCCGACGTGCGAACGTCGAGGATGACCGTCGCGCCGGGGTTCAACGCCACGCGAATACGGTCGAGATATTCTTCCGGCGGGTAGTGGAAGCACCACGATGCGAAGCTGACCAGCAGGTCGAATTTCTCTTCGAACTGGTCGAAGTCCGGCGAGTAATGGTGCTGGCGCTGCACGCCATTGGCGTGGAGGAAGTCGGCCTGAATCAGCTGGTTGTTGAACGGCAGCCGGTGGACATTTACTACTGGCGGGCTGTCGGCCCCGTCAATCGTACACACCAAGACTTTATGTTCGTAGCGTCGGGAAAGAAGGACGTCAATACCTCCCAGCCCGCTTCCGACGTCGAGCAGTGCCCCACACTCAGCGGGGAGATAGCCGGTGATGCTGCGCATGATTCTCGCGAGCGAGGCTTCATACGCAGCCTTCCATGCTTCGAACCCCTGCTTCTGGTAGACATCGGCCACCTCCCCGCGCTGCACATAGAGGTACTTGAAGTGCGCCGGGGAGATGATCACAACCACACCCTGCGTGCAAGGCACTGGTTGCCACCAGCACCAGCAATAACCTGTTCATCGTACCCCGCCGGCATGATGATGGCCTTCAGGTCTGGAATGTGCAAGCTTTCGACAGTCACCTGCAGAACCGTGTAGCCGTCATGCACCGTGTGTCCCACACGACTGCCAAGCGCTTCCTTGTAGATCAGGATGTTCTTGTGCTTGACGTTGCGCCGCATGCTGCCGAAGTAGGCAAGGTCAGGCTGGAACACGTAGACCCGCTCGTAACGCTCCGCCAGCATGTCGGCGATGACACCAGAGCCACCGCCAACCAGCACGCAAGCTCCCTGCTGCTTGCTGGGGAGCGTCAACGCCAGCATCTCGGCATGCAACTGCTCAACAGCCAGTAGCGTTTCAGCATTGGGCTTTGACACTTCTGGCCACCAGCGGTTGACAGGCGCGTGAAACGACGCCTGTCCTTTCGCCTTGATCGCTGCCTTGGTCATCGATGAGTCCGGCGTCACGACGCTCGGCAGGAACCTGAGCTTCTGGTAGGCAGGATCTCCCTGTCGCCAGAACAGGCCGATGTGCCCGAGGTCGATCGCATGCAGCCCGCCAGCCGACAGCCGATTCGCCAGACAGGTCGCAGCCGGCCCCGCGCACAGCAGCACCCGCTCAACGCCCAGACTCATCACCGCGTGTTCGAGGTAGTCGATCTGGTTGTAAGTGTCCTCGTAGCTGCACAGCACCGGGTGGACCTTGGTCGCGCCCGTGTACTTGAGGAACTCGGGATACAGCGAGCGGTAGCCGCCGTAGACCAGCACCACTTCCTGCCCGCTCCACAGGGACTCCATCAGGTCGAAGTACTCCTTGACGGCGATGTGCGGCGCGCTGTCGGGGCGCGTGATGAACGCCGAGTAGTAGTCGACCTTCGGGCTCAGGTAGGTTGCGTACTGCGGCAGCCGGGGCTCCCACGAGCCGCGCTTGCTCTCCGGCATGCCCTTGAAGACTCGCGGCACGCCGACGAGACACTCAGGGTGCGGATTGACGAGAATGGTGCGCAGCTCCTGCTGGATCTCCTTGCTGAACAGCTGTGGCACACACTTGCCGCCCTGCACGAGATTGAACTCGCCGTCACCATAGCGGGCGATGGACTTGCCAGCGCAGACCTGCCGCAGCGTGGCCCACTCGTCTGCAACTGTTGGATAGGTCAGCACTTGAGTTTCGCGTCCATCTTCAGCCAGCCGGTCAGGTAATTGACCCGTCTCTCGTTGTCGGGCTGCTGCTGCAGCTTCTCCAGCACCACCTGCTTGTGCTGAGGATTGACTCGCCCGAACATGTCGAGGATCTTGGCCTTCAGCTGCTCTTCGTCTTCCATGTGATCCCCCTCAGTACGGTCCCCCACACCCATCCAAGAACTCGATCCGTCACGGGTGCATCGGGTGTGCCCCTGTTCTGACGCAGATCGAGCAGCACGAACCCGTAGATCTTCTCGTCGGGAATCGTCCTATTGCCTGAAACCCGCTTCATGGTATGCTCTCTACTGTCTTGTGTGTCCATTGGTGAGCCCCCCTCACCACTTAGCCCCGGCCTTAACCCGCCGGGGCTTTTTTTCGCTTACGCGCTACTGGCGCAGGCAGCGCAACCGTCGAGCGACGGTTCCGACGCCCACCAGTGAACGTAGAGCGCATTGTCAACGTATGCCGGGTCGATCCGGTGGTACGTCTGGCCCCGGTAGGTGAATACCGGAGTTGGATCACACGGCGTACCGACTTCCACGAAGCCGGAGATAGCCGAACTCCGCGCACCACTAGGCAGGACCTTGAAGATCGGCGACACGTTGACGCCCGGAACCACCTGCGTGATCTGGAACGACGGCGGCGGATTCGGAACCGGCGGCGGCGGAGCCAGTGTGGTCTTGCTGACGGGAGTCGTCCATGCCGAAGCATTCGTAGCATTGCTGGCGTTAAGCCGGAAGCACCACGTCGATGGCTTGGGCTGGTTCACCTGAAAGCTGCGAACCGTCGGCCCCGGCGTTGCGAAGTCGATCAGAACGCCTGCAGTGGGCGGATTGAAGGTGTTGCCAGCCCCGCAGGTGCCCCACTCGACACGGAAGCCGACGAGAGCGGAAGGACCAGTGGCGAGAATGGGGGAGCCATCGGTGTTGCTCGTCGGTGCCGTCCATGTGACGGTTGTGATCTCACAAACCGCTCCGGCTGGACAGGCCACCTGCGCTTTCGCAGCAGTGCAGAATGCGAGAGAGATGAGAACTGCGAGCAGCGCCACGATGGCGATGCCGACCTTGGTGGATTTGGGAGTCCACTTGGGATTTCCGTCGTTCATGAGGGTCTCCTTTGCGGGTTGACTACCGCTTCAATTCGAGTTTGCCGGAGTTGTAGGCCGCGAGCAAGTAGCCATCGATGGCCCGGCGGATATGCTCGGCGGCGGTCAGCCCGGTGCGTTTCGAGAGGTCACGCAGGTCCCGGTCCTGATGCTTGGTGATGATGACATGCATCCGCATGCCGTTGAGTGAGCGGCGCGGCATCAAAGGCTCCTATTTTCCTTGAAGATATTGGTGATCGGCAGATCGACACAGCTACCCCATGCAAAGTCACCAGTGTCGGACGCCAGAGCCGCGACCGTGTTGCAGAGCGACTCTACTGACTCACAAACGAAGCAAACACGACTGTCGTTATCGGGGAAGTTGGGTGATGGCGCGGCGTTGAACCCCATGAGGACGAAGCCGTTCTGCGCCCGGCGGATTTCGAGGTGGGTTATCAGCCGCCGCCACTTGCCGTCAACCGAATTCGGAGTGGTCTGCCGAATCTCGTAGATAGGGGCCAGTGCAGGATGAGTCATGGTTGCGTCCCCGAGTGCTGTTTGTCGCTTTGTACTGCATGACGGCGCTGCTCTACCGGCAGTTCCCAGTAGGCGCGTGTCAGGTACCAGAGGTGCCGGCTGCGGTTGTCCGGCTCATCTGGACGCCCCCAGAACGGCGCAACGTCAGGGTCGTGCGGGTAGAGAATTTCAACCATCTAGAGATGCCTCTTGTTGAATTCCTGCAGCACGGCAACGCGCTTGCTGAGTTCCATATAGCCGGCCCGCAACGCCCGCAGCTCAGAGGCCATACGAGCGATCTGGTCGAGTCCTGAGCCACGCGCAAACGCCTCGATTTCGATGAGTTCGATCTCGCTGAGCGCGAAGGGCGGAACTACGTTGGGTTTCCGCGCCGCTTCCATCACCTGAGTAGCAGTGTCAGATTGGGAGGCCGTCACGGTACTTCCTTTTCAGTGAGCGATGAATCCCTCGAAAGGTATTAGGGTCGTTCACTGCTGAACAGCCCTTGGCTTGACCAGTTGTCTTCAGGCGACGCTCGTGACGCGGGTCCACCAGCAATTTCCGGAATACGATCGGCACTCCCTCGGCATCGAAGCAGTCCTTCTGGACCGAACGTGCCATCCGCCGCAAATGCTTGCAGAGCTTCGCGTTCAATGCATTCTCTCCTTGTTGGGCGGGAACATCACCATGATGCGCAGACTCTTGTCGCAGTCCGTGCAGAACAGCCGGATGAGCAGCATCCCGCCGGAATCGCCGACAGCAACGTGATTGTTATGGCGACCAAAGACCTTGCAGCGGATCAGGTGCCACAGATATGTCAGCGGGTTGCGCCGCTGGCGTGGCGGCGGTACGAATTCTTCATCATCGTCTTCAGGCTGACTTTCGGCCTTGAAGGATGTCATCTGCAACTCGCTCATTTCATGGCACCTGCTTTCTATCGAGACGGGTGAAAAGTATTCGTAGCACTCGGTTGCGATGAATCCCTGCTCTCTGGCCCTTGATCCCCGGAATCACTTCAATGATCAATTCCTGCAGAGCCTTGCAGTACTGACGAGCATCGTGCGATCTCTTTTCGAAGCCGCCGGGCCGCCAGCGCAATCCTGCTGGAGGGTTGCCGTGCAGCAGGACCATCGTAGTGGCGATCGTCTCGTCTTGGTCGGTCATGTGAGCGAATCCTAGATGGGTCAACTGTGGGTGTCAATAGGTGATGGGCCTTTTATGTGTTGTTTTAATTTTTTTCGGGATGTGGGGCCGAAGTACCCAAGCAGGGGCGTACGGGTGGGGGGGCCTTGGTCCGGTACCCCGGTGTCCTTTCTCCGCTTCGCGCCGGGCTTAACAGCCTGTTAAGCGAATGCCCCTCTCCCGCGAAGGGCTTAGTGAGCGGCCATCCCGGCCGTGCAGTGGAGTACATGCAATGAAGGCGAATGCGAAAGTTAACAGCCTGTTAACCGATGCTGTGGTGAACCATCTCGCGGCCAGCATCGTGCAGGCGACAGATCGCGGCGGACTCGTGATGACGTTCCGCGAAGCGATCTTGGAAGACGTCGGCACAAAGGCTCTGAAGGGCCGGCTCCTCGACAAAGCCGAAGCCCAGCGGGTTGCCGATGCGTGTGAGGCGATGTACGCGAAGCGACCGACGATTGCCAAGGATTCGATCCCGGCGCTCGTGTCGGCTGCCAAGAAGTTGGCGCGCTGCGCCCCCGTCATCGTGGCGCTGGAAGCGAAGCCGTTTGCCCTTGTCGCGGCCAACATCGACAAACTCAAGAAGTTCTGCACGCAACTTCAGAAGTCGCTGGATGGCGGCGAGTCTGTGGCCGATGCGGTCGCGGCGTTCACTGTCGAAAAGAAGCCCGACTACAAGAAGTCGGCGGCAGCGCATCTGAAGGCTCTGATCGGCATGACCAAGTTCAAGCCGATGGACGGCAACGCGAAGGCCGCACTCGTGGCCGTGGCCGATTACCTGCACATCGGCCTGCCGGATGACCTGATCGAGTACCGTGACGCGGCGAAGGCGAAGAAGCTCTTCGGCTGAAGTTCCCCAGTCGATTGGCGCTGCCGGGGTTATCCCGGCAGCGCCCCTTTTTTGCCCGCAGAACGGGCGAGCCCGCTGATTTGTGGCACACCAAGGGTTAACAGGCTGTTAATGGGAGGTTCCACAATGCAAGGTTTCAAACCTAGCGTTGCACAACGCATGCGGCGTTTCGGGCCGATGGGCCGCCGGCCCGGGGGGTCACTATCATTTTGGGCACGGATGCACCCCATTTGCGAGAACTGTCCGGCTTTCTGCCGCATCTTGTCCAGCTTTTTGAGGGGGGGTCGGCCAATTAATAAGCCAATAGAATCATATATATATAAAGAAATGTCTAAATGTCCAGTTGTTTTAAACGAGGCCCCCACGGGAGAATTTGCGTGAGCCGAGCTGGAGGGCCTAGAGCCAAAATCACTAAACTGCTACGCGCTCTCTCGTTTGAAACAACTGGACATTAAGACATTTCAGGTTAAGTCCTTGATTCTGCACGCAAATTAATTGGCCGGAAAATCCAAAACATACGGTAATTGGACAGACAATTACCCGGACTTTATCTGAACAGGCTGTTAACCGCTCCCCAAAACCCCTTCGGCCCGAAGGCCCCGAGTGGGTTTCAACTGTCCGCCTTCAGGAGAACGACGATGAAGCACCGCGATCGCACCATCCCCAGCCCGAAGGCCCTGAAACGTGCAATACGCATGGACCAGCATGCCAAGCACGCTCACAAGAAGCACTGGTCGAAGCGTCCCGACCTCTGGACCGACGATCAGGGCAAGTTCAAGATTCCACACACCAAGGGAGAATGACGATGGGCACTAAGCCGACCAAGCGCACCTCGTGGGCAGTCTATACCGTGGCAGTCCGTGTAGCCCGTACCTGCTTCTACGACCACTACGTGATGGCCCGAACCGCCAAGGAAGCCCAGAGCAAGACCGACGAAGCCATGCTCAGCAATGGAGTGGAGAGCTTCGACTTCGTGGACGAAGTGACCGACTACATGGGCATCGAGCATGCCGTGCGAATGAAGGAGCCAGCGGGTTCGACCCTGCTGCGGCACTACCGCAAGCGGCAGGGAGGGAACGTCAGCGCTGTAGGCCCGCTGCTGCTCCTCGCGGCGTTCCTGCTCTTGCTCCTGCTGTTCTTCCTGCCCGGACTGCGCGACCTGCCACGCCCTTCCTGTGCCGTCCTAGAGCAGCGCATCGTGGCCTACGAGAACTGCTGGCAGATGACCAACGCCTGCACCCTGACACCCAGCGACGCGGCGCTGTACCAGCAGGCACTGGCTGAGCGGGACAGCCGTTGCCCAGAGGAGGAGGGAATCCCATGACCGAGCAGGTGAAACGCTGGAAGGTGTACGAGCATCCCCGCGATGCCGACGAGCCCGGTGAGTATCAGGATGGCTGCGTCGAGGTGCCCAACGGGACGTTCGTGACCTACGAGGATTATCTTGCCACTCAAGTAGACAAGCTAGGCAATCCCATCAGTGACAACGTGCAGACTCTGCGCGAGCAGGTGCGCCAGCAGCAAGCCGCGCTGGCGGAACACGCTGGCGTGATCGACAGGCTGGAGACCACGCTGGCCAGCATGGAGCAGCAACGCGACGCGGCACTGCTGCGGGAGTACAACCTGCAAAAGCAACTTCTCATACCCAAGGAGTAACGGCAATGGACGGATGCGCCGATCTCGATTTGCAGCCCGACACGGATGTGCGTGCGGCGCGGAGCAGCTACGAATTCATGCGCTGGCAGTGGATCCTGACCTACAACCGCTGCAAGAGCGCCAACCCTGACGTCAACAAGGAGGCCAACCTCGAACTCTGCCTGAAGGTGATCGCTATCATCGATGCCGCGCTGCTGGGCGCGGACGTTTCCAACACGAAGCATTAACAGGCTGTTAAGCCAAAGGACACACGACCATGAACACCAAGAACCCCAAGCCCCTCACCAATCGGCAGCTCGCCATGCTGACCGTGGCTACTGAGGCGCATCTTCGCAAGATGAACGACGCAGCCAGAGAGCGACTGGTGGCTGAGCGCAACACGGCCCTCAAGAACATCCGGGCGGCAGTCTCAGCCAATCCACTGGACTACACCGACAAGCTCTATCTGGAGCGCGACTACCTGATCCTGAAGGTCAAGCCCAACAAGGCGTTCGAGGATCTCGTCAGAGTGTTCGAGATCGAGTACGACGACTCTCGCTCGTCGTATGTGGACATCGTCTCCTACATCCTGCCCAAGACCAAGCGGTGGGAGGACAAGTTCACGATCAACGTGCCTCGCTCGATCGAGAAACAGGTGCAGGCCGTCATCGCGAAGGCTGAGGCGCTGGCCGTAACTGGCACGCCCGAGGCCCTGCTGCGGTTCATCAACTCGCTCAACAAGGGGTGAACTACATGAGTCTCTTAACCAAGAGAACACTGGAAGCCAAGTTCGACAATTTGTGGCGGGCAATCCATGTGCTGGAAGACGAAGTCGCGAACCTGCGCAAGGCGGCGCAGGCTTCAACACGCCAGCACAAGGCGTTCAACAGCAGGCTCGTCGATCAGGAGCAGTTCCGCACACGTACTGTCGGGGAACTCACTGAAGTCTTCTCCCGCCTTCAGTTGCTGGAAGGTGGCGGACTCAAGCCTCAGCCTGCGACTGAGCAGAGCGGAAGCTGGATCGTCATCGCTGGTACGCCTGCGGACGGCTTCCACCATGTTGGGCCATTCGCTTCGCCCGAGGACGCGATCGAGTATGCGAAGGTCGCGCAGGATGGATGCGATTGGTGGGTCATCGAGCTGCAAAAGCGGGAGGTGTAACATGTGTTTCGTAATCGACCGTCTGGCCAAGCCGTGGCGCAATCGTTTCGTCTACAAGGTCGTGAAGATCAAGCACACTGGTTCGTGGTGGGCTCCCATCTACCCCAAGCGCTACAAGGCGGGTGAGACACTCAAGCTTGGCACACGCGCATTGACGAGCGTGTCGCTCACCGAGCCGCAGTCTGGCCGCACTTTCCACAAGACATTAGAGGGACTCTACGTGTTCAAGACCCGTGCGCACGCGAGGCGGTACGGCATCGAGCAGTTCGGCAATCGTCGCCATCTTCGGGTCATCCGGTTGCAGGTCGAGCGCAAGGACTTCCTGTATTCGGCCTGCCCCATCGAGAACAAGAGGTCGTATAAGAACATGGCGACCTATCGCAAGGTCAAGGTCATCGGCAAGGCAACGCGCATCAGCAACTCCTGATCGCTATCATCATCGATTAACAGGCTGTTAAAGCCGAGGAGATTCCCGTGTCGTTCACCATGACCACAGAGGTTGAAGTCGACATCGACATCGACGACATCATCAATGAACTCGATTCGTTCAGCGAACGTGAGAGGCGGGCGCTCAACAATGCGCTGAACAATCAAGAGTCGGATGGCGCACCAATCGAGCCGATTGAACTGATCGACCGCTGCTTTCAGTACTACCGTCAGCTTGACTACACGCAGGTTCCCGAGTGTGTTCGGGAACTGCTGCGTGAGCTGACAGGGAGGATCTTATGAAGTTCTTCTGCAAGCGCTGCGGCACGCAGGCCCCACGGCTCGAAGTGTGTTCGGGCTGCGGCATGATGATGCAGTCTCCGCCTGTGTGCTACATAGTCGAAGCCTGCTACTTCACTGGTGAGACCGCTAGCCACTACGGCCCGTTTGCCAGCGTCATGGAGGCGGATGTGTGGATCGCGGAAAACTGGAGCGCTGGAAACGGCAAGAGAGAATTCACCTTTGATGTGTGGCCGCTGCTTGGTGTGGAGGCACGCTGATGCGCGCCTTCCTCACTGCCATCGGCCCGCTGGGCCGACTCGCTATCATCGTGGCCGCCGCTGTCCTGCTGGCCAACATGGCTGGGCTGCTGGCGTTTATCTTCTACATGCTCAGAGGAGAACCGTCGTGAATGTATCCAGCACAGAGCATCTCAACAAGCTTGACATGATTCTCTATGACCGGCCAGTAGGCCGCAACATCATCGGCCACGCCATTGAGACGATCGAGAACCTGCGGAACGTACTGGCTGACGTGCGCGGGATCCTTGCCGCCAGAGACGACGAGGACAACCTGCTGGCAATCATCGATGCGACAAGGGTGGGCGTGCGTTGTAGCAGGTGCAAGAAATCCTTCGAGCGCCCCATGACTCACAGTGGTGTGTGCGAATGCGGTGGCACTGCCGAGCGCTACACCAAAGTGGAGGCATCGTGACCGACAATCAGCGCCGCTGCTTCGATTGCTACCACTTTGTCCAGACGCCTGTCCAGAACACGAGATACGGGAAATGCCTCAAAGGGGCAAACCCTGCGCTGACACTTGCCGCTGAGTCCGCGTCTGAGCCTGTGCAGGCTATGGCGGAGTTCTGCGATTACTTCCTGTACGCGCCGTACTCCACTCACTTCCGTGCGATGGTTGGGCAGAAACTACTGAGAGAGCCCAACTTTTCCACTGCCTGCATGGCACGGAAGTTTGTCCCTTACTATAAATCCTTCGGAAGTGTGTACCTGAAGGTGGAATACGAATATCCGAGCGGACGCAAGGACTACAACACTGGAATGGTTGCAATGACGACAGGTTGGCGGCCTGTCTTCATTCTCCTGCGCTCTACCCGCAGCCGCGGCAGCTCCGTAGTCCTATCGGATAATTATAAGATTGTTGGCATTCGCCACCGAGATGAGAAGCTCTACAAGGAGGTCAACCTGTGATCACACACGGATGGACCCGCATGCAACTTCAGCAAGCCCTTGACGAGATCAACAAGAAGTACAAGGGCAACATCTGTTTCGGCAACAGCCACCAGAGGGAGACTCCGCCGTTTCCCAAGGGCAAGGGCTTCACGTTCATGCTACGGGTGCGAGACTTGAACGGCCCGGGGGCGAAACGTGGGTTCGGGACTCGCAAGAAGAGCGCCTACGCAAGCTGGTACGCGCACTACGACTTCATGGTGACGCTGTTCGCTATCATCCCCGACGGACGCATCAAGACCGCACTGGCGGATTACAACGGCTTTGCGGAATTCTGGGAGAAGTTCGACGCCACGGGCAACCATGTGACGGCACGCTCGTTTTGCACAGACGGTACGGTAATAGAGCATAAGCTCAGGGAGGGATTCGTAGACCCAGATGAAAGTTGATTTGATTTCGCCACACGATTGTGTTATATTAACAGCCTGTTAAGGGCAAGGAGATCGCATGTACCTGAATCAAGCCATCGACCTGATCGTCGATGTGTTCTGCCTCCAGCAGGAGACCGGCGAGCGTTTCGCCATTGAGATGGTGAGCGGTCCGGGGCTGGGCAAGTCCGCCGCTGTGTACCAAGCGGGCGAGAAGCTGTCGAAGAAGCTGGGCAAGCCGGTGACGATCAAGCCGTTCTTCCTGACGACGGTCGAGCCGCCGGACGTCCGAGGCTTCGGACTGCCGGGGCGGGACACGGACGGCACGCCGATCATGACGTTCACCAAGGCTCCGTGGATGCCACGGCTGGGGGACTCGGAGTACGGCATCGTGTTCTTGGATGAGCTGGGCCAAGCCAACCACGACGTGGTGAAGCCGGCGGCGGAGCTGCTCCACAGTGGAAGGGTGGGCGACAGTCAGTTGCCCATCAGCTACATGGTCATCGGCGCGAGCAATCGCGAGAAGGATCGCTCTGGTGTCGGGCGCGGATTGGCGTTCATCGACAATCGCAAGATGCGGCTGAACATCGAGCCGAGTCTCGACTCGTGGGTGGACTGGGCCGAGCGGCAGGGGCTGAACCCGTTCACCATTGCATTCGCGAAGGTCAAGCCGGGCATCGTCTTTCAGGACACCGTTCCAGAGAAGCCCGGTCCCTTCTGCACGCCGCGCACGTTCACCAAGGTCAGCCACCTGATTGGCAAGCTGCCAATGGCGCTGTTCACCGAGGCGGCGGCGGGCTACATCGGCGAAGGGGCAGCTGCCGAGTTCGTGGCGTTCCTGCGCGTGGCTGAGGAACTGCCGAAGTGGGAAGACATCATCGCTGCGCCTGAGAAGGTGTCGGTTCCTTCCAAGCCCGACGCGACCTACGCCGTTATGCAGATGGTGGCGCATCGTGTTGACAGCATGAGTGCCAAGCCGGCGTTCACGTACCTGCGGCGGCTGGGCAAGGAGTTTCAGGTGGCTGGCCTGAAAGCCGTGCTGCGTCGCTGCCCGCAGATGATCCAGACTCCTGACTTCGCCAGTTGGCTGCGCGAGAACAAGGATCTGGTGATGGCTGCCAACATGCTGATGCGTTCATGAAGAAACGCATACCCGACCTTACGATCCACGCGAGGATCGAGGCCCTGCCGCAGTGGGCGCAGCTGCACATCGCTGACTTGGCACGGCAGAGGGAGACTGCCGTCAATGAACTTAACAGGTTCATGAACACGCAGAAGCAGACGGATGTCTGGGTGACTAGCTTCATCTGCGATACGGTCGGAGGCCCGACAATCCGCAAGCACTACATCGACACGGACAAGATTGAGATCCTGCATGCAGGAATCTATATGCGGATCGCGCTGTCCGGCCATCACAAGAACTGCATCGACGTACAGTACAGCAGCAAGCAGTGGGGTCTCGGCGATGTTGTCTTGCAACCGCAGGCATACCAGCAGTTCATCCTGAAGCTTCCTAAAACAGAGGAGGTACCGTGAAACTGACGACATTGCCGAGGTGGCGGCTGGAACAGCAGCTTGCCGAGGCAAGGCGGAAAACCGCTGCGACCCAGAAAGTTCTCAAGCAGTCTCAACTGCTGAAGGAATCTCTGAAGCAGCAGCTCATCAAGCGAACAATGGAGGACGCACACAATGGCTGACTTCGACGACATCAGTGCGCTACTGGCTGACATCCTGAGTGGGGAAGACCCCAAGCCAAGCGCTATCATCCCGGCCCACGAGGTGCCGGTGGTCAACGCAATGAAAGAGGGCATGCTGAAGGCGATCGACGCCGACGTGGTTAACAGCCTGTTAACCGCCGAGGCGCAAGGCACGACGGACGCGGCCACGGGTGTCATCAACAAGGCGAGCGACAGCGTGTTTACTGACACAGCGGACAGAACGGAGTACGCGCTGCCGTCCGTTGCCCTGCCGACATTCGCAACCGACGACATTGCGAAGACGCTGGACATCCGCAACTTCGCCACGCTGGTTACGCTCAACACCAAGCGTTGGCACGCGAAGGTGAAAGACCGGCAGGCCAGCAAGGATGCGGCCAGTGCGAGCGACGCCAATGCGGATGCGTTCGAGACCCGCAAGCACCTGCTGTCGGGAGCCGACGAGAAGCTCAAGAAGATCCATCGGGAGATCGACTCGGCCCGTGCTGAGTTCTACGAGATGACACTCCCGTGGACAACGACGGGGCTCGACGATCAGGGTCGGCGGACTGGCGCACGCATGCTGCCCAACACGTCGTTCTTCGACTTCATCGGCAGGCTGGGCAAGCGCAAGGCGAGCATGAACGAAGCGCTCGACGAGTTCGTGCCGGAGTACCCGAAGCTGATCGAACTGGCACGGAAGAATCTTGGCAAGCGGTTCATGATCACCGAGTATCCCAACGTCGACAGCATTCGAGGGCACTTCGATCTGTCCTTCGACTTCCAGCCCGTGCCGGCCAGTAGCGACTTCAAGGGACTGCCGGCCCAGCAGTGCCAAGCGCTGGCAGATGCTCTGCAGGACAAGACCAAGAAGATGCTGGAGAATGCGATGCAGGACCTGTGGGTGCGGGCGCACGAAGCCGTAGGCCGCATGGCTGAGCGGCTGTCCAATCCCGACAACCAGTTCCACTACACGCTGGTGGACAACGTGCGGTCGGTGGCACATCAGCTCAAGCACCTCAACGTCACCAACGATCAGCGGGTGGAGGAGATCCGGGCGTACATTACCCAGCACCTGTGCGTACACGACACGGAGGCGTTGCGCAACACACCGGGTATCCGTGCGCAAGTGGGCGAGGATGCGCGCACGGCCATCAGGATGATGGACCGGCTCGCGAAGGGGGGCGCATGACGGACCCGCTTCACTACTTCCAGTTGACTGGCAAACTGAGAAGGATCCACAAGGGGATGAGCCTTGACGAGTTCGATGCGTTTCTGGGGAAGGAGCGTGCAGACAAGCTGGCAATGCAGCTTGTAGATGATCGGCACCTGTCTTCTCCTCTCCTCAGCCGCATGGACAGGGGGGTGTGGGAAGACGTCAAGGCGTTCGTCATTGCAGCATTCATTGTGCTGCCGGAGTACCAAGACGAACTGATCGGCAAGCTGCACATGCTGGGGGTCACACATCCTTTCCCTGCAGGGGGCGTGCGTAGAATGACCTATCCAGTGCAGAAGGCGCTTGGGCTTCAACCCCTGAGCTACATCGAGAACGGCACCGGGGGGATACTTGCGATCGAGACCCGCCAGTACTGGTTTGCGTTCCCCGGTGCCATCGCGACATTTTCAAGAAGGCTTAGAAGGAGGACCAATGGACATCAGCTTTGAAGCCAAGAAGCGTTTCACCGAAATGCGGACGGCGATGCTACTGCACACGCCGTTCTTTGCCAGCCTGATGCTCGACACGCTTGACCTGCGTGTCGGGACGTTCGGGCATATCCCTACTGCCGGCACGAACGGCAAGATCATCTGGTTCGACGAGAAGTTCCTAGCATCGCTGTCTCTACCAGAAGCGGTCTTCATCTGCTGCCACGAGATCGCCCACTGCATGTGGCTGCACATGGATCGAGCCAAGCGATACAAGGACGTCGGCTTCGAGGGGGACAAGTTCCACCCCGGAGTCTGGAATGTCGCGTGCGACCTTGTGATCAACGACATGCTCTCGACTTCGCAGTGCGGCACCATGCCGAAGGGAGGACTGCTCGATTCGGCATTCAACGGAGGAATGCTGGCCGAGGATGTCTACAAGGAGCTGATGAAGAAACCTCCGCCGCCACCTCAAGGCGGAGGTGGGGGTGGAGGCGACGAGGGTGATCCCAAGCCCAAGGATGGAGAGGGAGAAGGGGGTGGTGACGCCAGCAACGAAGGGATGGGAAATCGCAAGCCGCTCGACACACATGTGTACGAACCGGCGCAGTGTACCGAGGCTGAGATGAAGCGGGCCATTGCTTCGGCGGTCAATCAGGCCAAGGCGATGGGCAAGATGCCCGGCTCGCTGGAGAGGTGGGTCGCGAACATTCTGACCCCACAGGTCAACTGGCGCGAGATGCTTCGGCACCTGATCACTCGTGCTGCAGAACGCGACACCACAACGTGGGCTTCCCCGCATCGGCGTCGGCTGGTGACGCAGAAGATCTACTACCCGAGCTACACCGGGTTCGGTGCGGGCACGATCGCGTGGGTGGTTGACACGTCCGGCAGCATGGGGGAGCGGGAGTTCGATGCCGCATACGCTGAGGTTGCGGACATCCTGACAACCTGCAAGCCGGAGAAGGTGTTCCTGATGTCGTGCGATGCACGGGTACACGATGTGCATGAGCTGGAAAGCTACACTGACATCTACCAGATGAAGCCTGCGCTGCGTGGCGGTGGCGGCACATCGTTTGAGCCGGCGTTCGAGAAGATCGAGGAGATGGGGGTCGAGCCGGTGGTCATGATCTACTTCACGGACGGGTACGGCACGTTTCCCAAGACGCCTCCCGATTACCCCGTCGTGTGGGTGATGACGCAAGACGTCGTGCCGCCGTTCGGTGAAGTGGTGAAGGTGAAGGTGGCAGAGTATGAGTAGCGTGGACCTGCAGAAGATACTGCGCATCTCACTGGTGGACCTGCTGTACCGGACCAAGCAGTCCATTCCCTTTCCCCTTTCAGCGGAGGACATGTACCGATCTGCGTTCCATCCTTCTACCCAACTGGCTGATGCTATGACACATAGGCACAACTTAAGGACCTACAATATCTTCTTAAAGCCCCTGCCCTTCAACATCTATGCTCTGTCAAGGCAGGGGTCTGTTGTCTGCTACTCCATGCTCAGTGCCAGCGAGGTACAGACGCAGCTGCACCACCCTCAACCCGACGTCGAGTTCATCGACACGAAGCTACTGTGGGTCAGGCATGACGAAGAAGTGCCTATACCCAAGACTTCGGTGTTGGGGAAAGGCCCGGCCTTCTTTGTTCTTGGCGATCCCATCCGCAACGACAGCAGGCTGCTGGAGTGGTACGCGGCGGTGAAGAAGCACGATGCCTTGCTGGCAACCTGTGTCGGAATCGTCTACCAGCTGGCCGAGCTATTCCCGAGGCCAAGGTATGTGCCCTACGTGTTCCCTGAGCTGATGCGCATAGTACCGGCGGCGTTTCCGGACGCAAGGGATTCATCTCAAACCAATCAGGTGCAGGCAAAGACCATCGCGTTTTTGCGTAAGCGGATTGACGAAGCCTTCGGCACAGAGGCGGTAAGCAAGAAGCAGTTCATAGAGCTGATTACTTCTGCGACGCTTCTGTCTCCCACTGCAAGGGTCAAGGCATGGATCAACGAACCACACTGGGGGGTCGACGATGTCTAGAAATGGCGAAACGAAAGCTGAGACGGAATATAGAATTATCTATGAGCGAATCCGTCAAGGGATTGAGGCTAAGCTGCAGAACCGCATGAGGGCGCTGGCTCCGTGTCCCTACTCAGGGGAGGAGGTTTATGCTGCGTTCCACACGCCAGCACAGCACGAGGCTATGGCACTACTGATGGAGAGTTTGGGGGAAGCGCTTCTCAGGGTTACAGAGAACTTCAGGCTGCAGTGGGATGTGACCCGGATAGCTTTTAACGGAAGTCCCGTGAGGTATCTGGAGATACCCTTTATCGACGGTACCCGTCCACAGAACATGATGGAGGTGAACAGGTACGGGATGTCGCTACTACCCCACGACATGCGGATGGGCCTGCTTCAGTGGGCTGCTTCGGTAACACAACTCTACGACGAAGGGGCTGCTGTGTTGAAGAAGCTTGGGCAGCTACATACGAACACCAGCACAGGAGGGCAGATGTTTCGTATCTGGCCCGAGCTGCTGATGTTCTTCCCTCCGGGGGCAAAGGATAAAGTCATTGCTCGAAAAGCTGCTTCTCCGCTGCACCTGACTGGGCTTCTCGATCTGAACAAGCAACTTATTGAGCCATGGCAGCGCGAAGCGCTGGTCCCGTTCAACGAGATTCTGGCCAGCGCCCTCATGCTTGAAACTCTGGAAGATGGGGGGCGAAAGGTACCGCAGCTCATCAACGAGAACGGACGCAGGACATCAAGGTGGTAATTTGCGGACACACTTAACAGCCTGTTAAGTCCCTTGGGAGGTTCACCGCTTCGGCGGTGGGCCTCCCTTTTTTTGTTTGTAGTCACTCTTGACTTGATCTCAAACGTGGGCATACTAAGCAATATCTACCCCCACGGAGATCCACCCATGCCAACTCGCAAGCCGACCATCATGTACGTTCGCACCACGGGACGCCCGGTCTCCAACAAATACAAGGTTCCGCTGAAGCAGTGGCGTCAGTGGAGCAACCACGGACGTGCCGTCTTCAACCGCATGTACCATTCGCTACGGCCCTCACGCCAGTTTGTGTTCCTGCACCCTGCACAGGTTGTCTCGCCCAAGAAGTTCTGGCAGACGACCCGCTGGAACGTCGCATGGGAAGCTGCCTGCGCTGCCGAGGGCGGAAGCCACGCGGCAATGGTGACGCGGAAGTAACGTGGTCGCTATCATCGATCCGCCGCGCAGCAAGCCCGTCCTGCTGGGACTCACCGGCAAGGCGGGCAGCGGGAAGGACACCATCGCCAACATATTGCGGCAGCGCGGATTCGCGCAGCACGCATTCGCTCAGCCCCTCAAGCGGGGGATCGAGACGATCTTCGGCTTGCCGCCGTCCATCTGGGACGATCGCGAAGCGAAGGAGGCCCCCATCGACTGGCTGGGCAAGTCTCCGCGCTACCTCGCACAGACGCTAGGCACGGAGTGGGGCCGGCATCTCGTGGCCGACGATCTGTGGGTTACGCTCGCCATGCGCGCATGGAACGAGAAGAAGCAAAGCGTCAACCCTCGCATGGTGATCTCGGACGTGCGCTTCGACAATGAGGCGCAAGCCATCATCGATGCGGGCGGGCAAGTGTGGCGTGTCGTGCGCGAAAACATCACCACTACAGCCCTCGATCACATCAGCGAAAGCGGAATCTCGCGCCACCTGATCTTCGGCAATATCTTCAACGACGACAGCATCCCCGAGCTGGAGGCGCGTATCGAGCGCTGGCTGCCGTTCCTCATTCAGAGGTACTTCTCATGAACCTACGCACGCAGTACAAGCAACTAGAACGCGCCGCCTTGGAGCAAGGATGGCGCATCCGCTCCTCAATCAGGTCTCAGCACAAGCTGTGGTTTTCTCCGGATGGGAAGACTATCGTGACGACAGGGAACACGCCTTCTGATCATCGTGCTATTAAGAATGCACGTTCAATGCTACGCAAGGGAGGTCTCAATGTCTGAAGTGCCACAGTGGGATACCGAGGCTGCCCGAGCCGAGCGTCGCAAGCGGATTGTCCAGATCAAGCCGAGGGCGGCAAGTACGATAATGAGTGAAGCGGAGTTCAGGACCAAGTACTTGGGCTACCACTACATTCACGAGCCGTCGTTTCGCGAGGTTGAGGACCAGCAAAACATCATGTTTTGCCCTGCCTGTATGGAGAACGAAGTTCGCCACGCACGGATCAAAGCCCGTGCGCTGTTCGCCAGTTACGAGCCCGACCCGCTGCAGAATTACGGGATGCTGGCATCGATGCGTTGCGAAGGATGCGGCTGGCAAGAGATCATTCCCGTTGGCAAGTTCGTAGCGCCGTCAGAGACGGATGCAAAGATGCAGGCGCGGCGGCAGGCGCAGATGTCTGGGATGACGGCAGCGAAGGGCAACCAGTTCATCCCACAATTGTGGAGTGACGAGATCATGCGGCAGATGCTGGGTCCTCCTGTGCAGAACAGCGCACTGGCGCAAGCGGCGCAGCAACAGCAGGCGATGAATCAGGCGCTGCAGCAGTACCACAATCGCCCCTTTTTTGGAGGGGCACTTAACGGCCCGCCACCTCCGCGTCCTTCGGACAATCCTCCTATGTACCCGTGGAGTTCCGAGATACCCCCAATGCAGTATGGACGGGCACTTGCGGAAGACGTGTGGACCAAGATCAGGGCTGAAGAGCAGCTGGAACTTGAATTGGCTCATCAGAAAGCCCAGATCGCTGCGATGGCGGCTGCACAGAAGAGCCAACATGTGTTGCATCCGCCCGTTGCGAACGAAAAACCTTCTCTTTTGGGTAGGCTCTCCAAGGCACTAGACAAGACGTTTCTCCCATGAAAGCCCCTCTGCTGCAGACCATCGATTTCGAGACGTACTACGACAAGGAGTACTCACTCTCGAAGATGCTGATGGAAGACTACATCACCGATCCACGCTTCGAGGTCATCCTCGTTTCAGTCAAGGCGGATGATCAGCCTGTCCAGTGGTTCACGGGCACCATGAAGCAGACAGGCGAGTGGCTGCGTTCGCTCGACCTGCACAAGTCTGCTGTCGTCGCACACAATGCGATGTTTGATCTGCTGATCCTCAAGGAGAGGTTCGGGATCTCCGTTGGCGTTGCCTGCGACACCATGGCCATGGCGCAGGCGCACCTGCGGCCCTTCACGTACGGAGTCTCGCTTGCCAAGTGTCTTGAGTACACGGAGTGCCCGATCCAGAAGGGCGACACGGTACACAACATGATTGGCAGGAGCCGTGCGTCGCTTTCACGAGATGAGCTGGAAGAGTACGCCGGCTACTGCTGCAACGACACCGACTCCACGCATTGGCTGTTCAATCGTCTGCGCCCGCTCTTCCCCAAGGAAGAGTTCATCATCATGGATCAGACCCTGCGGATGTACCTCAATCCGAAGTTCGAGCTTGACGCTCATCTGCTGGCAGAGGTGCTGCAGGAAGAGCAGGCCAAGAAGGCCCAGCTGCTGGCGTCGGTTCAGAGCATAGCGGACAAAACCAAGCTGATGTCCAACGACAAGTTTGCAGATGTGCTGCTGGCCTTGGGTGTCGAACCTCCTCGAAAGCTTTCCCCTGCCACTGGCAAACTGACGTGGGCATTTGCCAAGGGCGATACCGGCTTCAAGCAGATGCAGGAAGACTTCGAAGACGATCCGACTGTCTCCACCCTCCTCGATGCCCGGCTTGGGGTCAAGTCAACCATTGCTGAGAGCCGCACCGCGAGGCTCCTGAAGATCGCTCAGCGGCGCAAGCTGCTCAGGGTACCGCTGGGATACTACCGGGCGCACACGGGCCGCTATGGGGGCATGGAGAAGATCAACCTGCAGAACCCCCCTCGCGTCGACAAGAGCCGTCTGCGCTACGCCCTGCGGGCTCCACCGGGGCATCTTGTGCTGGCAGCCGACCTGTCGCAGATCGAGGCCCGCATCGTGGCGTGGCTTGCCGGGTGCCAGCTTTTGCTGAATGGATTCCGTAATGGTGAGGATGTCTACTCTTCGTTCGCCACCAATGCGTACGGTGTGGAGACAGTCAAAGGGCGTTCGGCTTTGGACAACTCCCGGCGGTTCGTTGGCAAGACCTGCATCCTTGGACTTGGGTTTGGCATGGGATCAGAGAAACTGCAGGGGACACTGCGCAAAGACGACGTGAAGATTTCAGCAGCCGAGGCGGGAACGCTGGTTGGGACTTATCGCAACCTGTACGCAGAGATCCCAAAGCTGTGGACTTTCCTCACCCATGCCGGGCTTAGCGCAATTGCCAGTGGGGACAAGCGCTCAATTGGTCCGTGCCTGACGGGCAAGCACATGGTGCTGCTGCCCAATGGGATGCCGATCTACTATCATGATCTACGCAAAGAGCCGCTTACCAACGAGTGGGTTTACACCTACGGGCGTGAGACCCGGCAGATCTGGGGCGGCAAGTTGACCGAGAATATCGTGCAGGCGCTGGCACGAATTCTGGTGATGCAGAACATGATCACGATTCGTGAGGAGCTGGGGCTGGAAATGGCCCTGCAGGTCCACGACGAGCTTGACTACATCGTGCCGGAGCGCGATGCTCAACACCTTGGGCGACAGATCGAGAAGATCATGTCGACCCCACCGGCATGGGCGCTCGATCTGCCCGTGGCCGTTGAAGTGAAGTTCGGGCACACCTTTGGGGACTGCAAGTAATGGGTAAGCCGTTCGCATGGAGCTACTCGGCACTGAGCCGCTACGAGAACTGCCCCAAGCAGTACTACGAGATCAACGTCGCAAAGTCGGTGAAGGATGAATATGGAGACTCCGAAGCTGGAGCCGAAGGAAACGAAATCCACGCAGCGCTCTTCAAACGTGTTGTGCGCGGTAATCCGCTTCCACTTCCATACCGGCATTTCGAGGCTATCGCTGCACAGTTCGCCGCGACTGCTGGCGAAAAGCACGGAGAGCTTAAACTCGCGCTGAATCGCGACTTCCAGCCGACCGACTTCTTTGCCAGCGATGTGTACGTGCGCGTGATCATTGACCTGCTGATTGTCCGTGGCACGCATGCAATTGTGATCGACTGGAAGACGGGCAAGGTGAAGCCCAACTTCACACAGCTGTCGATGTCGGCTGCCGTGCTGTCGCAGTTCATGCCTGAACTTGAGACGTTCGATGTTGCCTTCGTGTGGCTGAAGCACAAGAACCTCAGCCCTGAGAAGCACACCAAGCACAGCCTCAAGGCTGTCTGGGCAGACCTCATTCCACGAGCAACCCGCATCGAGCTGGCGCTCAAGACGACCGACTTCCCGGCGAAGCCGTCGGGCCTCTGCAGCTACTGCCCGGTTACTGCTTGCCCTCACTGGAAGAGCCGTGACTAGCTGGGGCTTCGGATCATTGAAGCCTTTCGCGCACACCGACCATCAGAAGTTTGCTGATAAGGTGTTGGATGAACACGCAGCAGCGCACGGGATGACGGCTGGCGAGCTTCTCGAACTGAATCCTCAGATAACGGTCGAGTACCGAATAGAGTCGATGAGTCTCGCCTTTCAGGTCAGGTTCGGCAACAGGGGCGTCGCATTTCAGATCGACCCCAGTGTGGTTGAACTGATGAAGGGAGAACAAGGGGGATTGATGACGGCAATAAAAGAGCAGCTGGTGGCGATTAACCTGCGTGCAGAGCTATATCACCTGCGACTCCACAGGCAGTTCCCCAGACACCTTGCAAAGGTTACAGCAGAAGAGAACGGCGTTTGGCGCGTCATGTTCAAGAATGGGCGTTCCGTCTGTACGAGCGAAGACAAGCTGGCATCGACGGAATTTCTCGCGACCTGTGGAATGATCTACGATCTATAGGAGTACTGACAATGCCTTCAATCGAACAGTTGAACAGGTGGGCTGCTGACTTCATCGGCGAAGATGACGAAGGGACTGAAGAGGCCATCGACAGTCAGTGGTACACCTCCGATCCCGGTCCCGCCATGGTGGTGCTGGCGAAGACAGCTGACCATGGTTTCAGCGTTGAGCTGTCGATCAAGGATAGCAAGGTGGAGATCGAGGTTGGTGGTACGGAGGTGGAAGGCACCTTCACCGAACTGCCTCGGCTGATTGTGGAAGCGTGCTATGGCGCGCACAGCAACATGGAGAAGTCGGATGGCGATGACGCCTGAAGGCAGGGTCAAAGAGGCAATCAAGAAGATCCTCAAACGCGCTCCCGAGTGCTGGTGGCACATGACTGTGCAGAACGGCTTGGGTGCGCCGTCGCTTGACTTCGTTGGCAGCTCGCGTGGGCGTTTCTTCGCCATCGAGGCGAAAGCTCCCGGGCAAGCGCCGACACCCCGGCAGGAGACGACCATCGAGGCCATTCGACTGGCAGGGGGGAGAGTGTTTGTCCTTGATGGCACGGATGGTCTGCGCCCGGATTTCTCCACGTTCTTCGCTCTTGATGTATGGCTACACCTCAACCCGTAACGGTAGACCGCGCTCGGCGCACTCTTCTCCTGCCGTTCCACGCAGGGCTGGCTAACCTCGTCCCTGAACACGAGCGGCTCAACGGCAAAATCGTGCTGCCGCACACGCACGAGGTTGTGCGACTGGCGCGTAACCTCGGCCTGAAGGCCCCGGCCCCCATCATGGCTCGCTATGACTGGGCCGGGGGCGTGCCGTGGAAGACGCAGAAGATCACTGCCGCCATGCTGACGATGAACAGGCGAGCCTACGTGCTGTCGGAGATGGGCACCGGCAAGACACGCTCGACGCTCTACGCGCTGGACTTCCTGTTGCAGGAAGGAGTCATTGGTGCATGCCTTGTCGTCGCGCCGCTTTCCACTCTGACCACTGTCTGGTATCGGGAAGTCTTCCGGTACTTCAACCACCTCAGCGTGGGAGTTCTGCATGGAACAAAGGATAAGCGGCTCGAAGTCCTCAATCAGCCGCATCAGATCTACGTCATCAACCACGATGGGATCAAGACTGTTCTCGACGACCTGCGCAGGCGTAGCGATATTGGGTGTGTGGTTGTTGATGAGCTTGCTGCTTTTCGTAATGCTCGTACGGATCGCTGGAAAGCTCTGTCTGCTGTCATTGCAGGGCGTGCTTACGCTTGGGGTCTCACTGGTTCACCGGCTCCAAACGAGCCTACAGATGCTTGGGGGCAGGCGAAACTCCTGACGCCTGAGCGGGCAACGAAGTACTTCAAGGGGTTCAAAGACCTCACCATGCATCAGGTGTCCACCTTCAAATGGATACCCCGGTCGGACCACAAGGAGAAGGTCTTTGAAATGCTGCAACCAGCCGTCCGTTACAAGCGGGACGACTGCTCGGAGCTGCCACCCGTCATCTTCGACAGCCGCGAGTGTTTGCTCACGGCTGAGCAGAACAGGGTTTACAACGACCTGTTCAAGAGGATGAAGGCTGCATTCGCCAGTGGGGAAGTGACCGCTGCCAACGAAGGCGTGCTGATGTCCAAGCTGCTGCAGGTTGGGGCTGGGTTTGTATACCTCAATGGCAAACCTCCAGTCACGCTCGATAACACCCTACGTATGGACGCGCTGATCGAGCTGATCGACGAGGCCGAAGGCAAGGTCATAGTTTTCGTGAACTTCGTCCACGCTTCAATTATGATCTCGAACCACCTCAACAAGCTGGGGTACTCTGTAGAGCAGGTCTCGGGTGAGACTACCAAGCGGGAGAGGGATCGGATCTTTACTGCGTTTCAGCAGGCAGAGCTGCCGCGCATCATTGTGGCCCATCCCGGCTGCATGTCGCATGGACTCACGCTGACGGCAGCTGACACGATTATCTGGTTCAGCCCGACGACATCGCTGCTTACTTATGAGCAAGCGTGTGCCCGAATCACTCGTGCGCCGCAAACGCGAAAGCAGCTGATTATGCACTTGACAGGCACGGCGGTGGAGCGCAGGCTCTATCGTCGGCTTCAGCAGAAAGCATCCTTGCAGGGTGCGCTGCTGGAAATGTTCGAATAAGCAGGAGACACACATGATCGAAAAGACACCAGCGCAGCTGGTCGAGGATTACATCACGCTCCGTGACCACAAGAAGGCGGCTGACGAACAGTTCAAGGCGTCAATGGAGCGGGTCAATCGTGGGATGGAGATGCTGGAAGGCATGCTGCTTGCCAAGCTCGAAGAGCTGGGCGCTGACAGCTTGGCCTGTGATGCCGGCACCGTCTACAAGAACACACAGCACTCAGCCACCGTGACTGATCGACCCAGCTTCAAGGAGTGGGCCGAACGGACTGACAACTGGGAGGCCATAGACATCAAGGCCAACAAGGCTGTCATTCGTGAGCTGCTGAAGCAGGGGATCGAAGTCCCCGGCGTCAAGTTCACTTCAATCAACACTGTCGGAGTAAGGAGGGCCTCATAATGTCGAACGCACTCGCACTTCTGCCGCAAGGGCAGCTCCCTGCGCATCTGCGCAAGGATGTCACTACAGCTCGCGCACTGGGCAATGAGCTTGCCGGCGGTGTCACTGCTGGCTTCCCGATCATCTCGTTCCGTGGCAAGGTCTGGCGCATTCGCAAGTCTGGCGAAGAGCGCGACTTCCTCGACGCCAACGACGATCCGATCCCGAGCATCGAGCTGGTCTTCATCCGCTCCAACAGCCAGCCGTCCAAGACCTACTACGCCAAGAAGTACGAGTCGGGCTCGACCGAGCCGCCGACGTGCTGGTCCGCCGATGGTGTCCGCCCGGACGTCGGCGTTCAGCATCCGGTGTCTGCGCTCTGCGCTGCATGCCCGCAGAATGCGTGGGGCAGCCGGACGTCCGAGACCGGCAAGAAGGGCCGCGCCTGCGCCGACGTTCGTCGTATGGCCGTGGTGTTCACTGGCGAACTCACTGCCAAGGGGACGGATGCGCATCTGTTCCTGCTGCGTGTTCCGCCTGCGTCGTTGAGCCCGCTGAAGGACTACGCCGAGAAGGTGCTGAGCCCTGCCGGCGTCGAGTACTTCGCCGTCGCCACGCGGGTCGGCTTCGACACTGCCAAGGAACATCCGCAGATGACGTTCCGCGCCACGCGATATCTGACGGAAGACGAGTACAAAGCTGCGGTCGCCATGCGGGAGACCGAAGAGGTCACGCGCATCCTGTCGGAGACCGTGGATACCGAGCTGGCCGAGACGGGAACTACTGTGGGGACGGAGGCAGCGGCACGTCAGCCCCAGAACGCACCTGCAGCTCCCGTCTCGGCTGCCAAGCCGAAGGCCCGTCCTGTCGAGGAAGAGGAGGTCGACGTCGACGACGAGCCGCCACCGCCGCCTGTGGTCGCAGCTGCGCCGCCGCCGCCGGCAGCTGCTGCCAAGCCGAAGCCGAACAAGCCCAAGAAGGCAGCTCCAGTTGACGAGGACGAGCCTCCGCCGACCGCAAAGGCCGCTCCCGCCGGCAAGCCGCCGACGGACTTCGACAGCATCCTGAAAGGGCTGTTGGGCTGATTGAGAGGGCTTTGGGGGAGGGCTCGTGCCTCCCCCCTTTTCGGCGGTACGCTATGGATCTGGTCCGCTTCCTACAAGCTGTAGTGCCGCCCGGGCGGATCATCATTGGACGGATGGTCGAGCGGACCCGTGCGTCCGGAGAGCCCTACAACTCGATCGCCCACGTTGTGTGCAGCAGTCACGAAGAGGCTGCTTCCACCGCGATGGAACTGGTTGGTGGGGGGCACAATGTCTACTTTGCCCTTGCATCCTACAAGCAGGGATTCCACCTCAACACCAAGGGCAAGCGAGTCGTGCGCGTTCGCGAGAACGTGCAGGAGCTGAAGGCCCTGTGGTTCGACATTGACTTCAAAGGCGAGTACCCCGATGCAAAGACCGCTGTGTTCGCTCTGCGAGCGTTTAGCCAAGCCACCAAGATGCCTGCGCCAGCCATCCTCGTGGGGTCTGGCAATGGGCTCCACGTCTACTGGCCCCTCACAGAGCCAGTGCCTCTTGAACGCTGGCAGCGACTCGCAGACGCCCTTAAAGAGGCCGCCAAGTCCACCGGCCTGAAAGCTGATCTGGCTTGCACCGCTGACTCCTGCCGGATACTCCGGCCCCCGGGGACGGTGAACTTCAAGGACCCTGCAAGCCCGAAGCCCGTCAAACTTCTGTACAGCAGTGACGTAGAGTTTTCCCCAGACGATTTGGAAACTGCCCTGCTTCCATGGGTACCCACCGCCAAGCCCGCTGCAGTGCAGCAGGTAGCAGTGAACTCGGATTTGGCTGGTGGGGTGGCGGCCCGTCCAACAGTTCCCTCCACGTTTGATGAAATCCAGAAGCACTGTGGCGTTGCGAAGTGGATGGTCGAGCATCACGGGCAGACCTGCAAGGAGCCCGAGTGGATGGCCGTGCTGCAGCTGCTGAAGCACTGCGAAGACGGCGCGGCGTGGGTGCATCCGGTAAGCGATGGACATCCGTCCTACAACGCCGCAGCCACTGACGCCAAATGGCAGCATCGCCTCGCTAACAGCGCAGGCCCAACGCTCTGCAAGACCTTCGAGCAGTATCGCCCGGAGATTTGCGCCAAGTGCCCGCACTCAGGGTTCGTCAAGACACCACTGCAGGTGGGACAGGGGAACACCACAGACATCTCGGCGCTGCCGCCCGGGTGGCGCATCGCTGAGCAGGGGCGCGGCGTCGAGCGCTTGATGCTGACCGATCCAGCCAACAACACCAAGGAGTGGATCAAGGTCTTCAGGCACATCCCCTCGAACTTTCGCCCCGTCAGATCGGTTGCGAGCGGGCAGTTCGACATGCTGATCGACATCTCGCTCAAGGGTACGGATACGTGGACAGTGATTGCGCCGATGAGCATGCTGGGGAATTCTCGTAAACTCGTGGAGCATCTCGCGTCCTTCGGAGTTGTGTTGAAGGCGAAGGAAGTCGCCCCCTTTGGAGATCTCATGGCAAGCTGGCTTGAAAAGTTGCAGAACGCACGTCGCGTCGCCGACGTCTCGGAGCAGCTCGGTTGGATTCTTGGCCCCGACCACAAGATCGTCGGTTTCGCCTGCAGCCCGACGGTCTACTACTCCGACGGTCGTGTCAGGAACGACATTCGCCCGGCACGCGAGTTCGCCACCATGGCCAAACTGTACGAGCCCTGCGGTGAACTGGATGCGTGGAAGAAGGTAGCCGACTTCATCGCCAAGCAGAACAGCCCGGCACTCACCGCCATCTTGGCTGCTGCGTTTGCCGCTCCACTGCTCAAGTTCGTTGGCATACAGGGTGGCATCCTGTCGTTGGTGTCTCCTGCCAGTGGAGTGGGGAAGTCGTCCGCGCTCAAGGTCAGTCAGGCGGTATGGGCGTCACCGATCCATGCCATGAACAGTGTCGACGACACGCCCAAGTCGGTGGCCAAGAAGCTCGGCTTCGTCAACAACCTGCCCGGATACTGGGACGAGCTGCGTGGAAAGCAGACGGTGGACGGGTTCACGAACCTCGCGTTTCAGATGACACAGGGCAAGGAGAAGTCACGGCTCGACAGCAGCGCCAATCTGCGGGACGCGCAGAAGTGGGAGACCATGCTGGTAGTGGCATCGAACGAGTCCATCTTCGATGCGATGGCCCGCAGGACTACGGGCTCGGACGCCGGCATGGTGCGCACCTTCGAGATCGAGATGCATGAGGCCCCACAGACCGACGTGCCCTCGGCTGAGATCACGTTGCTGTTCGAGACACTGAGTCACAACTATGGGCAAGCTGGCCGCGAGTACGCCCAATATCTGGCCATGCATGCAGAGAAGATCCGCGAGGCCGTTCAGGAGATGTACCTGCACCTCGCCGACACGATGGAGCCGCAGGAACGCTTCTGGTACGGCATGGTGTCGATCCTGCTGATCGGCGCAATCCTCGCGGGCAAGCTGGGGCTGGTCAACATCGATGTGCGCTCGCTGAAGAAGTTCCTGCTGGCCAACCTCAAGCGGCTGCGTGAGCGCACCTCTGCAGTTGGGCAGGAAAGCGAGCTGAATGAACTGCTGAGCGAGTATCTGCGCGAGCGGGGCGACCGGCTGCTGGTGATCGATGACTTCCACTCGGAGTCAGGCAGCTCGGGACGCCCTTCACACGGCTACCTGCCGCACATCTCGACCTCACCACGATCAGAGAAAGCGTCGGTGGTGATGGCCAGCGAGAGCCGGCGGGTGCGGTTCTCCACACGCGACTTCCACAACTACCTCGAATCGAGGGAGCTGGCTCCATATGGCATGATCGAGAAGCTGGTTGCTGAGCTGGGGGCTCGCAAGATCCGTTGCGTACTCGGCTACGGAACCAAGTACGCAACGCCGCGTGTGTGGGCGCTGGAGATCGACGTCACTTGGGCTGATTTCTCGAATCCCTTGCATACCCCCGGTTCTTCGCCTTCGTCTCCACCCGCAAGTTAGAGACGGCGTTCGTCCCTCCACTGTCGAGCGGACGGCGATGATCAACGTCCATGCCGTCGCCCTTGCGGACGAGCCCCTTCTCAGTCATGACACGCCGCGCAGCGTTGCGCTCAGCCCGGTGCTTCTTCTGCAGCGGCTTGCTGTGGTAGCGTGCGTATTCTTCCTTGTAGTCCCGTCCCATGGTCACTCCACGTTGTAGGCAGAGCCAGCTTCGTCAAGCTCGCGACTGCGACGACCCAGATCCGCTCCGTAGAGCTGGATGTTGCGCTCGGATTTCCGCATCGCCTGCTTGCTGCGAAGCAGTTCCGAACGAGTGATACGATCCCTCGGGTTCTTCTGGTTCCATTCGCTCCACCGCTCCATCACGGAATCGATTTCCCCGGTGGAGTCGGCCTTGCGGTAGGCGGCCATGATGTCAGCTTTCGTTTGCGACAGGTAGGTCGAGCGATCCTTGGCCTCGCGATTGCGATCATACCGCTCACTGACGGTGCCCGGGGTGAAGCCCATCGACTGCAGGAACAGGTCCCACGGCGAGAGCTGGTCGGCGTTCATGATCGTCTTGCCGGAGTAGTCAACCATGCCTTCCTGCGAATAGCGAAGTGCCTTGATGGCATCGCGACCCATCTTCGGAAGAAGCTTCTCGACCCCCTTGTCAGTGTCGCCTTCGAGCAGCAGCTTGGTCCCCTCGTAGGCGTTACCAGCGAGCCCAAATGCCGGGCCACCGAAGCTGAGCGCCAGCGATCCGAACAGGGTCTCGGCATTCTTCGGGTTGAGGTCGATCATGTACATCTGCAGGAAGGCCATGCGAGCCGACAGGTCCATACCCGCGAGACGTGGCAGACCTGCGCGCACAGCTTCGGACGCGATGTTGGTTCCCATGAGTCCGGACACAGCAGCAGCGATCTGCCGGTCGTAGTACTCGCCAGAAGCAAAGTTCTTGAACGTACGATCTTCGTCGTCGCCTGCACCGAACAGCAGCATCGCGAGTCCCAGCGCCCACTTGATCGGCTGCGCCGACACGCCGACGAGCCCACCCGCCGCGAGATGCGTAGCCAGCATGCCCAGTACGACGCGACGACCGATGCGCTTCTGCTGTTCCGTGCCACTCCACCACATCTTCGCGTGCCGGAAGAACATCACGTACATGTGCTGCACGTACTGCATGAACTGGAACACCATCGGCTTCCACCATGCATCATTGCCGGAGAACAGGCGGGGCTTGTTGCCGCTGGAGTAGTCGAACTGCGTCTCGGCAACTGCCCGCTTGGCGAAGTCGACCGCATCCTTGTTGCTCAGGTTGCCCTGCAACGCGATGTCGTACGCAGCGATGGCAGTCATGATGCGGTTGTTGACTTCGGTGAGGTGCGCCATGATGCGCGTCGCATCCATGGTCTTGTCCCACCAGTTCTTGCCTTCGCCCTGTGCGATGTCCCGCAGCTCCGCCACAAAGCTGAGGTCGATGATCGACTCGCGCTTGAGTTCCGTGAGCATGTCCAGAATCGGCTGCGCCTTCTCTGCGCCCAGCTTCTCAACGATGGACTTCTCCACATCCGCTATTACGGAGAAAGCTTCCTCGGCGGCCACACGGCTCTTCAACGCCTTAAGGCCGCCCCATGAATTTATCGCCTTTGTAGTCAGCGGGCTAATGATCATTTTCTGCGCACGAGCGAGCGCCGACGCAGCCTTGGCTGCAGTTGTATGCCCAGCCAGCCAAGGCAGCGTAACCATGTAGGGCTGCGAAGCGTTGATCAGCCAATATGACGGACTGGTGAGCAGCATAAACTGGCCGGCCTCAACCGTCTTGCGCACCACCTCACTCGTGTCGGTGATGTCGGTCATCATCGCGTCGCGCTTCTCGATTTCGTTGACGACCTGCCCCATCCGTACCGCAGAGATGTCGGTCTCGTCGCGATGCCTCTTCACGACTTCCTTCATGTCCGCCTTCGCATCCGCCATCAGATGCCCATAGCGAAGCTGGGCAGTGTAGTAGGAAGCAGACTTGGAATAGGCGGCGAACGTGCGGTGCTGCAGCGTCGGGTCAACGCCCCGGATGTTCTTGCGCTTCACCTCACGCTTGCGGAATGAACGATCCGACAGCGACTTGATGTAGAACTGGCGGATGGCGTTCTGCGCCGCCGCGTTTCCTTCCAGCTTGCCAAGCAGGGTCTGAAGCGCACGGTTGCCCTCGATGGTTGGGCCGGATGAAATCATGTCCTGCTTCAACTGCACAGCCGAAACGGCGTTGTCTCCGTAGATTTCAACCAGCTCCTTGCGGGCTTCCACTGCGGCACTGTGCGACTCGGCGAGCCGGAACTCCTTCTCGCTGACGGTCAACGGATAAGTGCCGTCTTCTGACTTGGGCCAGTTGAACTGCAGCGTCGGATCTTCAGCGCTCTTCTGCGCCATATAGGCAGAACGCTCGGCCCGCGTGCTGAACACCTTCGACTCGACGATCCGCTGAGCCGTCACTGCATAGTCGCCAAACCGCATGAGCGGAAAGTACGGACCCTTATGAATCTGCGGTATGCGAGCCATCCTTGCGATAAGCTTCAGCTCCTCGACAGTGCTTTCCAGATCGGCGCTGGCGCTGCGGATCTCGGCCCGACGCGCCTTCGCTTCGCTCTTGGACAACTTGCCGCTGGCCACCTGCGCATCGTACTTGTCTTCGAGCGCCTTGATTCGGGCCTTGTCAGCCTTGGTGTTGAGATCCAACTTCTGTTCCAGCCAATCGCCGACAGCGATACCCTTGAGGTCGATATCGTTCTCGGTGAGGTTGAAGTTGCCCTTCCACAGAGAGCTGGCACGCAGGGCGTTCAGAACCATCAACTGCACTTCGCGATCAGTCGTCTCGCGGTAGTAGTTGCGCACTCCGTTGTACAGGTCCTTCGCCTGCTGGCTGAGCTGATTCCACTCGGTGTGCAGCTCTTCCCAGTCGCCACGTTGCGCCTCGGTAAGGTGGCCGTTGGGCGTGTTCTCCACTCCGGGTGTGAACGCAGCGTCGGGATGAATCGCCAGCATGGTGGCGTCGCGCATCATCTTTGACAAGGTGAGAGCTTCAGCCCCCTTGCCAGTCTCTTCCAGCTTCGACCACTGCCGCGACAACACGTCCGCCTTTTCCATCGCCTGCGAACTGTCGGAGTTGCGGGCGAAGAAGGCGTCCATGTAGCTGCCCAGCGGCCCGATAGCTGGACCTGCCTTCGTCTGGAAAGCGCCTGCGTAGAAATCCTTGATCTGCCGCATCGACAGCGCGGACAGCAGGAACCCGGTGCCCTTGATGCCAGCCGTGCTGGAGACATCCCGCGCCCGCTTCACTGCCTCGTCTACGAACCTGTTCTGCATCAGGGCATTGTTGACGAGCGGCGCTCCATACTTTTGCAGCGCTGCGTCCTTGAAGTAGGGAACGCCAGTAGCGCCACGCGGCGGGCCGCCACGACGATCGCCCTTGTACTTGGCAAAGCCTTCCTCGGTGAATGGCCGTCCCGTAACCGTCAACGGGCGCAGCGAGAGCGCCACGTCGAACAGGTTGTAGTACATCGGCGGAGCTTTGAAGATGCGCATGACCAGCCGGATGAGCTTCGACCACAGTGTCATCGGCGTGTTCGACACAGGCGTGCGCTTCATCGCCGCCTGCAGCTTTTCGTTGGTTTGCGACTCGGACACGAACTCGTAGAGGTTCGTCAGGCCATAGGCATACGACGCGAAGTCAGGAGCATCCTTCAGCGCATCGTAGGTCGCCTCACGCAGGGCGTCCCACGCATCAGCGATATCGCGGTTGCCCTCGGTCAGTTCGCCCATCGTCGCGCCATGGAACAACTCATGGACTACGGTGTGGATCAGCTCGGTGTGCGAGATGTCGTGCAGGTCCGCTTCATTGATCCGCACTGCGGCAGGAGTCGTAACCTCGCCACTGCGCAGGAAATCAGTCTGCTCCGAAGTGAACTCGGCAGTAGAAGCGAGCTTCTTGGAGCGCAGAATGCGAAGCTGCCGCACGTACGGCTTGGACAGCAGCAGCTCCACCGCAGGAGTGTAGAAGTGATTCGGCCCAAGCGTAGTCCGGATGGCGTTGAGAACTTCGTGCGCAGTCGGTGGCTCAGCCGCCTTGATCAGCTGGCGCAGCTGGATGGCCGCCTTGATCTCCTGCTCCGTCGCCTTGGTCGCCGGCATCGCGCCGCGCTCCCATCTCGGACCTTCGCCGCGCCATTCATCCTCAACCCCTTCAGCGTTCTGCTTGGTCCAGCTGCGCTCGACAGAGACGCCCACATCTTCTACGCCTTCCTTGCCGAACTTCTGCTTGAACTGCTTCTCCAGCGCTATATCGCGATCCCAGAAGCCTGCATTGGTGAGGATCTCGGTGATGGGCTCAACGAACTCACGGGTCTGGACTTGCGCCGCATTGCCACGCCGCCCGGGGTACCGCTTGAAGTACTCTTCCAGCCCTTCATGTATGTGCAGCCGCTCACGCTCACGCCACTTGTTCAGGATGGCCGTAACCTGCTCGACCTTCTTGGCCGATGGCGCATAGCTGGGCCACTCAAGTTCGCCGCTGGGCCTTCCGGGCCGAGTCATTGCATCAGCGATCTTGTGCAGGACCGGCCTGATCACCTTGCGATAGTCAGGATTGCGCGACCACAGCAGGTCCATGCGGCGGGCCTGCAGGATGTCCTTGAGAATCGTGTTGTGCTGGCTCCGGGTCAGCTGCCGGCGAATCTTGGGATTGCGCAGGCTCTGCAGCTTCAGCGGGTCAAGCGCAGTGGCGCGAAGCAGCTGCTCACGCGACTCGGCCTTGAACAGCTTCGACATGTGAGTGGCGAAGTTTTCAGGATTGAGCGCAACCACCCCGTCGATGTCGTCGGACACCAGCGCCATCTGGGAGATACCCTCCCGGCTGTACAGCTGGCCACGCTTGGAAGCTTCCAAGAGCGCCTTCGCGTAGTCCTGCATCCAGCGGGCGAAAGCGCGACCATAGACGTAGTCAGAATCAGGAACCTCCGGCTGCCATGCGGGGTTGCTGATGAAGTTCTCCATGAACCAGTCCATCTCAGCAACCGACTGCTCCAGCCGATTGACGGCATGCAGGCGATCCGCTTCGTGCTTCTTGGCAGCCTCGGTCGTCATGTCACGCGGGCGGCTGCTGGCCGTCAGCACGCTGGTATCGTACGTCTTCGAGGCGCGACGGTAGTCCCCAGTGCGAGCGTCTTCCTCGTCGCTGATATCCGAGAGCGACTCGGTAGCGCGGGTCATGGCAGCGCTCTTGGAGCGTCCGCCGAACCGCTGCGCTTCCTGTCTGCCCATTGCCCGCAGGATGGCCGTAACCTTGCCAGACCTCGGGAGACGCCGCGTCTGAACTACGGGATCGGTGAGCATGTCCGCCTGAAATGCGAGCGACGTCACGTACAGTGAGTTGACATCCGCATCCGACAGCGCAGTCAGGTCTTCCCGCGTCATGATCACCGGGAAGGGAGCGTCCTTGCGCACGGTGATAGCGCTGCTGAGGTAGTCGCGAAACTGCTCCGGGCCAGCCTCGACCGCTGCCCAGAAGCCATCGATGTTCATCTCCTTGGCGACGCCCCACCGCTTGCCATGAACGACGAGATCGGTGATCCGGTCGGCCACATAGGCAGACGCAGCCCACGACTGCAGAACAGGCTCGTGCGTGCTGCGGATGTTGCCAAGCGCTTCGGACAGCAACGCCGAATGCGCGGACAGCGCCCAGTTGCGATCCGCCTTGTTGCCTTCCTTGTCGAGTCGCGTCTGCTTCAGGACCGCCGCACGGTAGTCGGACAGCCACTGGCGCAGCAGCTGGTTGATCTGGACGATCGCATTGGCAGCGGCGGGAGTCTGCTCCGTCAGCGGCGCTGCGACGTACGTCGTCACGCCGTCCTTGTGGACAGCCTGCACTGTTACCAGCTTGCCACCACGGAAGTCCACGGGCGCGATGTAACGCAGCAGCGTGTTCGCCATTGCATCGGTGCGCTCAGAGCGCTTGTACCGACGCAGCCGCCTCAGCTTCTTGGCAGTGGCAGGCAGCGAAACCGCTTCCGCCATGCGTACCTTGTTGATGCTGGGGACGTCGGGGAACGGCTTGCCGCTTCCACGCGCCGCTTCATCTTCGCGGACGATCTTTGCTTCAGTTGCCTTGTCGCGTGCGCGGGCCAGTGCGCGCCGGGTCTCGTGCTTGGCAGCAGGCGAGTAGCGAGTCGCAGCTTCCACGAGCGCTTCGGAGCGGGTGAACGCGCCTTCGACAGCGAGCAGGTCCTGTGCCTGCTTCAGGAGCCGGTCGTACTCACCTTCCGCAGAGTCGAGTTCAGCAATCGTCGCTTCGTCGCCCTTGACCTTGATCTCGGCCACGCGCAGAGCGGCGGTCGTGAGATCGGAGTACAGCTGCTTGTACGACTCAGCGATGTCCTCACGAACCTTGGAGCCGCTCCAGACAGACCTGCGCAGCGTCTTGACTTCCTTTTCCAGCCCAGCGATGGCTTCGTCGAGCGCAGCCACCTGCTTGACGTAGAGCGCACGCTCGGGATTCCTCAGCGGCCTCTTGGCCGGATACTTGCTGGCAAGCTCCTTCGCCTCACGCTCCTTGGCTTCAGCTTCCTTCAGCTTCTCGACGACATCGCGACCACGGAAGGTGACGTCACGAGGTGCGGGCAGACGCTTGTCGACCTTGCGGCGCTGCAGTTCTTCCTGCCGCACGTCGGTGGCGTAGTCGATCAGCCGGCCCCCGATGTCGGCGGGGTAGCCGCCCTGCTCAGCCAGAGCGCGAGCGTCTTCCGCAGACGGTGCGGTCTGGCCAGTCAGGTTGAACGCTTCCTCGACCGCAGTCGGTTCGGTCTTGGCGAACTGCGCAGTCTCGGCGCGCATCTTGCGATCGAGTCGATCACGAGCAACCCGGCGTGCGCGCCGCGCCATTGCTTCCTTAAGCGTGGTGACGATGGAGCCCGGGCCGAATTCCTTCAACGTCGCCTGTGTCTCCTCGGGCTTCACCAGCCGCTCACGGATCACATTTCCATGCTCGTCCAGTTTCTGCACAGCAGTGTTGGACCCGTACGGCTTGGACACTCCCGCGCCGGTAGCGTATCCAAGAATCTCGTCGATGTTGCCGGCTTCATGTTCGAGCATGCCGACCAGCTCGCGAGCGATCTGTTCGTCCTTCGCTACCAGAACTCCGCCGTAGGTGTCGAAGTTGTTGATCGGCACGCCAGCGCGGAGAACCTCGTCGAGCCGACCAGCGCCCTTGAGGTTCTCGATGGTCTCGCGGGTCAGGTAGACGGCCTTGCGGTCGGACGTCTTCAGGTCTTCGGTCTGGGCCAGAATGTCGCCGACGGGCTCGGCAGTGGGAGCCCGGTCGTTGAGGAACGTGCGCCGCGCCGGGTACGCCTCGACGAAGTCGTCCGACTTCTCGGCGTTGATCTGGTTTACCAGATGACTCTGCAACCGGCGCGCACCCTCGCTGCTTTGTACAAGCGTGCTGGAAACGATGTCGCCGTTCCGGTTGCGGCGGCGCACCCGGTAGCCCTGCAGCTCGGTACGGGTCTGCTGGCCGAACTTGGGCTCGCGAGTCTGGTTGACCTCGCGAGGAGTCATCACCGTCTCCATGCCGGGCGGCGCTTCGGGTGCCGGCACAGCAGAGGCGACAGCGGGCTCGATCGGCCCCTCGGCCAGTGACAGCCCGGGCTTCTCCCGCCTTGGGCTGGGCAGGGCTGCGAACGGCTGGTCGATGACCCGGCCCAGTCCCGGCAGCTTGTCCTCGCGGTCGAACTCCCAGCGACCGCTGGGCTGCACCCCACCATACTCCCGGATTGCCCGAGGATCGTCTGGAGCGTATTCCGGCAGCACAGGCACAGGCTCGGCGGCGGGCGGCGCATTGGGCTCCCACGGCTGCACAGGCGTGCCTGTGAACAGGCTGCCCGGCTCCGGCGGGATCGCATACTCGCCTGCAGGCGGTGGCACGTTGGGTCCCGGGGTGAAGGGCGTGGGGGCCTCCGGTGGCGTCCACGGAGCCGCTGGCGGGGCTCCCGGTCCCGGGCCTGCCGGAGGTGGAGGCGGGCCAGCAGCAGGCGCTGCAGCCGTCGTGGGGATCGCCCCGATAGCTGCCTGCATGTCGCTCGGAACTGGGTCATGGCTGATGGCCTGCTTGGGCCGCGCCCCGAACGCGCCGGCAAAGGTGCCACCCATGAGGCCGCCCAGCAAGCCACCCTGAACCGCCTGCTCAAAGGCCCCGTCCAGCAGGTTGACGTTGGAGTCATACGCCTGCTGGGCGTAGTTCTGCATCACCTGTTCCTGAAACGACTGAGGAACTTCTTGTGCAGCCTCGACTCCAGCGCCAATCCTGACGCGCTGCAGCAGCGTGCCGCCAGCACCACCGAAGATCCGGTCGAGCGGCACGCCTACTGCCTTGGCAATTGCGCCCGTCATGAGTCCGGTGATGGCCGGGATCATCTTCTGCGTGTCGTTGATGAAGCGGCGACGGGCTTCATCTTCCCCATACGTGTCAGCAAGCTTCTTGAAAGCGGCGACCTGCATCAGGTCTGACGTCGGCGTGCTGTCGATATCCTCGGCGATCTGCGCCGCCGTGAGGCCGGCGGACATGAGACCTTCCGACGCGCCGAACAGCGACGACATCGAGGCCCCCAACCCGATGCGATTAGCGATGGCCGCACCAACCATTGGGCCAATCGTAGGACCAACCGAGAACGAAGCCTTCAGTCCCAGCGACGACAGGAATTCCCTCGGTCCCCCCTGCCAGATGGTCTTTTGGGGATCGAGTGTCAAAATTTCCCGGCCAGCACGGTCGAGTGCTTCAGGCGTCATGGAGCCAATGACGGAGTCCTGCCACGCACGAATGTTCTTTCGTGCAGGCATGAGGAACTTCTGCAGATCAGTCGCACCCTGCTCCAGCGGGGTCTCGCCTTTCCCAGCAACCTGCCCAGTGAGATTCTCGGCGAGAGCTACGCCCGCCTTGGCGACATCGCCGCCAATGGAGACAGCCATCGCCTTCGGGAGATCCGCCCACTCGGTGTCGGCTTCCGGCGTTGCAGGCTGCATCGTTGCGCCCATGACCATGTCACGAAGGCTGTTCTGCTGTGGAGCAGCCGTTGGTGCTGCGGGCTCATAGTCGCCAGTGATGCGACTCAGGTAATCCTTGGTCTCGGTCGGCAGACGTTCACGCCAGTGGATATCCTCGCTGATCTTGTCGACATTCCCCGGCCCCCAGTTATAGGCCGCGAGCGCCTTCTCCTGATCGCCGCCGTAGCGGTTAAGCAGCGCGCTCATGTAGTCACGCTGGATGCGGCGGTATTCACCCTCGCTCTGGTCGCGCAGGGGCGTGACTCCGAATCCCGGATCACGAGCAGTTGCAGGCATGAACTGGGAAACTCCCAGTGCGCCGGCTGAGGACTCGATCAGCTGACCGCTGGAGTCAGTGTGGCGGTTGCCGCTCTCAGCTCCCGCCTGCCGGCGCAGCAGGTCTTCCATGGGAAGGGCAGCGCGACGAGTCCGGCCAAGATCAGCGCTTGACGGGATGCCGACTGACCCAGAACCAGCGTCAGGGCCGAAAACCAGATCGCGAAGTGACATTGCAGTTATCCGCCGCCAAGCTGAGCGCGAAGTTTCTCAAGTCCACCGGGCT